ATACCAACCTAACGATATATATTCCATCCAAATAGAAGATGAAAGAATGTCTCCACGGTTCTCTATTGATATAACTGAAATGATGAATATCGCCAAATCTAATGAGCACTGAACGATTAGAAAGATATATCAAAGATTGGATTGATTGGGCATATAATATACAGAAAGAAATATCCAGAATCAATCGTCTCTACAATAAAGGAGCAATTACAAACGAACAGAGAGATTTTGAACTAAAACATGCACAGGTTGTTAAACTTCTTCTAGAAATGAGAAAGTGTGGACTTAATGAAGAAGAAAAAGATACAGTATTCTCATGGCTTAAAATGGATGCAACTGGATGGCCTGATGAATTAATTAGAATAGCAAAAGAATATTATCCAGAGCATCCATTACTTAAACTACAATCAATCAATCAAAGATAAAGAAGATACCGATGAAAACATTAGCACTGACTGAAGAACAATTCAATACAATCTATCAATCTCTTAGAGATATGGAATCTGTATTAAAAATAACAATGCATCTTACCTCAATTCCATTTATAGAAGGACATATTGACCCTAATCTTAATCTCAATATTGAATGTGTGGAGTATCTTAAAAGGATAGACAACACTATCAAAGCATTAAAACCTACGAGCGAAGCGAGCCTCAGGTGACTAACTTAATGACTAACTAAATTCACAATCAAATGAGCACACTAGCAACACCACATACTCTTAAATACTTCATTGCTCTCCCTAAAGAAACAATTGAAGTATCATTTCAGACATTCAATGAAATTGCAATTAAGGGATGGGAATCCATAGAGATAATCAATCTTGATTCCAGCGGTAAACAGACGGCACTCAACAGTCCTACTAAAAACATAAAACAGAAAATTCTAATATTCAAATGAGCCAAGCACACAAACCATGCACTGAATGGACCATTCAAATTAAAATGGATGGTATGATGTTTCATATAACAGATATACATTTCTCAGATATTGCAGAAGCTTGTGCAGATGGGATTAGAGCCAAATATCCTCAAGCGGAAGTTAAAGTGTATCTAGCAGGAAGAATCGAAGAATCATGAGCACAGCACCAAAATCAACAATCGAAATAGAGAAGATAGACCAAGGAGATATAGAAGACACTTCTCTAGTAGAATATGATTGGATTATTCGCATTAATCTGTTCTGCCATCATCGTCATATTCGATTATCTAAAGAGGAAATACTAAAACTTCATGAAGCATTAACATTGTGGAGAGGATTTGAAGAGCAGAAAAACAAACCAAACAAAAAGAACCAAAAATGAGTGAAGATATAAACAAACCAGAGGACTTGAAGAATCTTCAAGTAAGGTCATTAACAATTCAACGTTCATCATCATGGGATAAAAATGCTCCCTGGGAAGCTACAGCATGGTTAGCAGCTAAGACAGGTTCAGCTAAGGAACTAAAGATAGAACTAGAGGAGAACATAGCCCAAGAAATCATGAAGTTGCTGGCACCTCACATTGTAAAGTCGGCTAGTGATGCAGCACAAGCATTAGCTGATGAAGCTAAAAGAATGGCTGAGGCACTTGGTGATAGGATGATTAAATCTATTGAGGACCAGAAATGAACTCTGAAGGCACAGGCAAATTATTACATCTAGATTTTATTGCATTAAAGCAAATCAAGGAGCATGTAGACAATATTGTCTATAATCTAAATGCAATGAATTCTGGTGCAGCTTACCATGAAGCAATGATTCTAGATGCTAAACTCAGCACATGGATTTCAAAATCACAGCAAGAAACAAAACAACAAATACTAGGAAGGATAAAAAGAAACATGCCACAAGAACTACCACAAACAACACAGAGACATACAGCATACGACGAAGCCAGAAAGTTTGACCAGCAAATAGGAGAACTGATGCAGAAGTATCCAGTTGAATCCAATGTATATTTCTGGATTACGTTCTGTAGAACAGTTAGTTCTGGTCTGGATATAATCAACACAATATGTATGGAATCACTTAAATCAGATATGAGATATCATGTTTGAATTTAAGGATGACAATACACGTAAGCTCTACGAAGATGCATGGAATGAATATATGAAAAATCAAGAAGAAAAATCAGTTCGTAATATAAAAGCTGGTCAAATGTTTGTAGTTGTAGATGCTGAAATGACAGCACTACCTCCCTCATTTGTTGGAGAAATAGCCAGAACTCTGGATAATAAAGAGCATTACATTGAATTCATATTTCATCCTTATTATCCTGATAATAACATGGCAATGTGGTATAAGATTCATCCTTCGTGGTTCAACAAAGGATGGCTCAGAAAGATTTAGTTGATAGTCAACAACAAACCAAAGAAAGAACCGTAATATGGGACAGAGAAAAGTAACACAAGAACAAGAGAGATTAATTCTAGCAGAACTTCTGCTCATTAGAAATGACCCTGGACTACTTAATCGAAAGGAAAAGGTTCAAATAGCATTCGAGAAAGTGTTTGGTGCAGGGAATATTCCAATCAAACTTTCCTCATCAACAGTATATCGATACTGGGAAAAGCTTCCTAAGAATCCAGTGCAACCTAAAATGAAAAGAGAGCCTTCTAATCTTCCACTCAATCAACTAAAAACTATGGAAGCTTTCTCAACAATGCGAAGACTCAAGTATTGTCCTTTCTGTGGGCTGAATCTTGATGTTATAATAGCAGCAATGTCAATGGTGGAGGCGCAGAGATGAAGAAACCTGTTAAACGTAGATTATTAGGATTCCCTCGTAATCGAAGAGAAAGAGGAGTTTCAAAAAGAGAAAAGGAAAGAAATGAAAGACAAACCAACAGTAGCACCATTTCTAAATGAGAATGCGGATAGACAAGATATCCAAGTTCTAATCATGGCTAAATTCTTTGGATTTTCTTGGAAAACAATAGCCAAAGCAACAGGCAAGTCTGTATCGCAAGTTGGATATAGACTCAAGTGTGCTGGAATCAAGACTTCGGATTTCAGAAGAGGAGAAACAGCAATAGCAAATAGAGCAATAGAGTTCTGTCGTCAAGAATCGGCGGAATACTTCAACTCTATACAATCAGAGATACGCAAGTATCTGAAGGACCAATGACATATCAAGAATTTCATACAAGACTAGGAGAGGTTCTAGAACATTATTCAGAACTTAAATCTCAAACAGCAGAAGTATGGGAGCCTCATTCATGGGGTTCGCCAAATATAACTGAAGTTAAGGTAGAAATAGATGAAGAGCAAAAACCTAATTTATTTATTACAGTGGAGGAAAAATGAGCAACGAAGCAGAATCAATAGAATCCAGAGTGGAGAAGATTGAGAAGATACTTCTGGAACAATCTATATCAGGCATTCACACTTTCGAACTGATTAAAGCAATGCATACAACAATTCAGAGTCAGCAGGAGATAATCAAGGTTCTGCATGAAGCTGATAATATTCTAAAAGAGTATATCGATAAGGTTGTTGGACATATCATCAAGACAGGAGGAAGGCTGGAATGAAAATCTTAATACATGATTCGGAAGGAACTCTACTATTGGAGAAGCATCTTGTCCAAGTAACCAGCATAATAATAGACCCAGAAGCATGGTCTATGCAGATTACCGATGGATTAAATCTTAATACGGTAGTAGACTTAGAATCGGAGGATACTTTCGCTATTTCATTTCTCAATGATGAGAAGCTTGGCGGCAAATAGTTTGTATAAGGCTTGGCACACTTAATGCTATATAGATTTCGTCATGCAAAGAATCTTAGAGGCGTAACTCAGTGTAAAGTTAGCTTCTAGTGTCAGTAAACCAAACAACAAAACAAAGTAAAACATATGGCTGAACAAACAGCACAACACGCTAATCCAACATCACCAAAGAAACGTGAGAAGATTCCTTCTATCGAAGTCGATAGGAACGAAGTGAAACTGAAGTTCGTTGATACTGAAGTAATGAAAGGCAAATCAAAAGGTTGGCCTTATCTTGCTCCAGAGAAAACTACTCCAGATTCTTTGGACACGCTAATTGGTTGGATGGGAAGAGATGTTGCGGCACAGAAACTTCATGCTTTCGTCAAAGGTCTATCACAGGGCTGGATGGAGGAAGCTGAATCACAAGCAACTGGTGAAGATGGCAAAGTTGACAACACAAAGTTGCTGGAAGTATTCGGAACACTTGCCAAAGAATTCTCTGCTCGTGGAGAATCAATTCCGAAGTTGAAGGAAGAAATCGAAGAACTCACCAATCAGATGACTGGTTTGGATTTGGATTCTCCAGACTTCCAGAAAGATTTCAAGGCATTTGCCGAAGAAATCAAACGCTTGCAAGTTGCTATTCAGAGCAAGCGCCGCAAGTCAGACGAAGAAGAGAACGCTGCTGCAAATGGTTAATTGGTTACGCTAGGTTCTCAACGGTTCTCCTAGAGTAATTAATACAGAGACTCCCGGTAGGTTGAAAGACTACTTACCGGGAGTTTTCTTTCTCAAACTTGACATGGTAATATAACCTAGTATAACATTAACTTGGCACGATTCCTGCTGTATAAAGGCACCCTTCACTTTTATGAATGAAAAACGCACGCTAGTCAAACATAACTTAACCAATAAACTTGTAGAAAGAGAAGCACGCTGGAGAGATAAACATGGAACTATCTCCGCAAAACAGTGTGAGGTATGGCAGAAACAGAAGAAAGCAGCGGACTTACTTAAGCCAAGTGCATCTCTGATACGTCGAGCAGGTCAACGTCAGCACTCCAGAGCAACTAAATGATTTACCTTCGGGTAAGAAATCAGAATTGTCCTGGATTAACCTTCATAGGAATAGGTCAGAATCTATCTGAGGCAGAGACAGGATTGCTTATATCTATCCTTACAGAGATACATAATAATCCTGAAATCTCTGGAGGACAAGAGATGCTTCGTAATTCCTATGCATTAATCAGTGCATCATATCCTCATCCACCTAGAGATTTCTGTGTAGGTGAATGGCATTTCCTATACTACAACTATGACAAGAACTAGCTTTGCTGCTCTGCTTCTAATTCTAGCTGGATGCTCTGCACCACAACCTAAACCAAAGATTGCAGGTCCTTCATCTATTCCTGTAATGAAGTTTAGACCTCTACGTATAGCAGAAGCGGAAGTTTCTGTTAAACCTCCCAATCTTCCCAGATATCTACCACCCTTACGTTATCCTACAAATGCTCCTGCTGCATTCTGGGTTCTACAATGGTCAGATGACTTAAAGCATTGGCATGTGCTGGCTAGATTCTATGGTAATTATCCTGATACGGCATTTGTGCCACCTAAGACTGGCAATAGATTCTTCAGGTATATCGGAACTCCACAGAAGCCTGCTTACGATGGCTTCATGACAAATAGACCAGATTTATGGCTTAAGTTAGGAGGAGATAAAGAATGAGTGACAAAAAGATTACCCTTCCATTATCAAGAGTATTGGAGTGGTTATGGGGATACAAAGATAGAGCGCCTGTAGATGAGGCAGATGCACTTCTCATTGCTGCGATAGATAAGGATGAAGCTATCTGCCATATTCAGTATGAATCTCTTGAAGATGGCTCCATTCTAGATAATCCTCTAATCTGGAGAGTAAAGGAATGGCGCACATATCATTTGAAAATGATGCTTGATAAGGAAAAGCAAGCCAAGCAGCGCAAGGAATGGAATTTGCAGTCTGAGAATACCGAAATGCTTATGCGTGCATTAGCTAGGAAGTATGGCATCGAAGATAGAGAGATACTCAGAGGTATTGCTCATAAACTAGCAAGAAGTAAGAATCAGGAATACGTTAACAAACTAGATGTTCCAGCAAAACTGGACATGGGAGATTAATATGAAAATCGCGCTAATGACATTCGAGGGTAAGCTACACAAGACTGTAGAATGGGATGGCAAAACAGAGCACAATGGAATGTATCTTAGGATTCCTAATGAACCTGAATGTGACCATTTCAGTGCTGTGCTTGCTATTAGACCTGAAGATGTAGATGAGTATACTACTCATTGTGCAGCATTAAATGACCAAATTATTAATCTGCAACATACACTCAATCAATATAAAGCCTCTGTGCATCACAGATTGATACCATTCAAATCGTGAACATCATCTACAAAGTATCCTCTCCTCACGGTTATGCTTTTGTTGATACCTACGAGAATGCTTACAAATCTATGTTGGAAACATATCCTGAAGCAAATATTGGCATGATTCCTATAGAACAAAGAGATAAAACTATTAAAAGTTTTAATAGGATAGACAAAGGATGGTTCCTGATAGAAAAAATCGAAGTCAAAGATACACCACAAAGATTAATGCCATATACTAAGGTATGAGCAAACCACAACTGAGTCCTGAAGAGAAAGCAGATAAGCGTTTACGCGACCAGATACGATATCTGGATAATAAGGTAAAGGGTGCGTGGTCATGGGGTCATCTAGTTACCTTTCAGGACTTATACAATCTTTATGAGTGGCAGCTTGTAGATGGTTGCACTCAGTCACATCTAGATACTAAGTTAACCTTCCAAGATATCAAGGATTTTCTAGAAGATAGACGAATAGAAGCAGAATGCTATATCTGGCTCAAACATAATCCTCCCTTTAATATACCTGAGCTAGATAAGATGATAGACCAAGTTGTAGAATCCAAAATAGCCAATCTTTCACTAGTTCCCGCCAATCAGTTAGGAGATGTGCCGCCAATTAAGGCTGAGGTAGAGGTAAGACGCTGGGAACTAGAACCGTGTCCTCTAGATAAGAGTTTCCTGTATTGGTTCCAGAAGAAGGCTGTCTATCAACTCCTGAATAATATCCGTAAGTTAAATCATCGAGCGGATTTGCTTATAGCTGCAACTGGTTCAGGTAAGACATATATTGTAGGTGCTCTGCTGGCTAGATTGTATCATTCCAAGTGGCATGAAGGAAGAACACTTACACCTTGGCCTTATGTTTATGTAACCAAGGCATCTGTAGTTGAGCAAACTCAGAGAGTTCTTAAGAGACATTTTGGATTAACAGAGAATGAAGTTCTAGTAATCAATATAGACCAGCTTCGTTCACACTTCGGAACTAGATTTGTTAAGCCCGAAATTACAGTTGAGGATTGCGTAGAGTCCTGTAAATGGATATGGCGTCCACATGTATTTCCTGTAGTAATTGTTTGGGATGAGTGTCAGGCACTTAAGAATCATTGGTCACAACAATCAGAGATTGCACAATCATACAATGATATACCGACCGAGAATACGTATCAGTTATTTGTTTCTGCAACACCCTTCGTTCGCGTCAGTGAAGCTAAGTGTTTTGTGGTTGCATCTAGGGTTCCTTATACGTTTGGATTGTCGAAAGATGCACCAATGTGTAATGAACATTGGAATGATTTCGCGAAGAATATTGCTAGTGATTTTGGTAGATTAGAGACTAAGCCAGAGAATTACTCTCCCGGCGCGATGAATCGTCTGATGGCTTATATGTCAGAATACATACATCGTGTTAAGGGAATTAAGACGCAGTTCAAGCCATTCAACACAATCAAAGTTATTAGCTTTGAGACAGAGAGAGGCCGTAAAGAATATGAGGAAGCATGGGAAAGATTTCAGAAGGAGAAAGCAGAACTTGAAGGAGATGAGTCTCTATCCAGTTCACAGGCAGCTTTCAACATACTCGCACAATTACAGGTCTTTCTCAAGGCAGCAGAAACAAACTACGATAGAGTGCATAAGATTGCTAGAGATATGTATCATGGAGTTCAAGAAGGATTTGCCTCTGTCGCTGCTGTGCGATTTAAGCTTACAATATGTAAGGTCGTTGAGATTCTCATCAAGGATTATGGAGTTAAACGCGATGAGATTAGTCTTATTTGGGGTGGAGCGCCAACTGCTAATAAGAAACAAAAGCTTAAAAAGTCCATTCTTGATTCCCCTCAGTTTCTAGAACAGATGGCCGCTACTGGATTAACATTCGAGGATTTAGATTTGGATGAAGTAGAAGCTACTGAAGTTGCGGCATGGCCTAAGGAATATAGATTAGGTAATCAGAACTTTAAGGAGAGACAGAGAGAGATTGATAGATTCCAAAGAGGACAATCTCTATATTGCATATATACTTTCCGTGCTGGTGGAGTAGGACTTTCACTACATCATACGGATGACCTAACAAAAGAGAAAGTCAGACATAGAGAGAGTGGTTATGCGTTTGAAGAAGATATACCTAAGATTCCTACCAGACCCAGAAGAGTTGTCGTTACTCCTACGTGGTCTGCCATTGAACTTGTCCAAGGAGTTGGCCGCTGTCCAAGACTTACTTCACTTTCAGATACAAATCAGATTATGGAGTTCTACAGAGGAACGGTCGAAGAAAGACAGGCTAGAGTTGTTGGAGTTAAACTACACTGCCTCTCCAAGGTTGTTCGTAATAAGGAATCATGGGAAGACCTTATTATCGGTAGAAAAGGAATGTCTGAAGAAGAAGTTGAGCAAAAGCTCATCGAAGGTAGACAAGAAGTAGGTAATGAGGAACCTAAAGGTAATGGAGATGAAGAGACAGAGGGAACGTGGACTGGAGATGAAGATGAGAATGACGAAGAAGATGATGATTGAGGGATTCATCTTTGTCTTGGAATGCGTTACTGCTATTGTGGTGCTATTAACAATCGTTTATCTTATCTGTCATAAACTCTTATGAATAAAGAAATTCAAGTAATACTGGATGAATTGGATGAACAACTTGATAAACTTTACTATCAAGCAGCACAAATTACTCCAAATGTAATCTCTCTTAGAAGTATATGGAATGAACTTAGAGTGATTAGAGCTAGAATTAATTCCCTAAAGAAAGAGCCTGAATGATTTCTCTCCAAGACTACATAGATGCACTAATGCAATGTCAGGAACATTATGTGCAGCTTTCTGTTCGTCAATCCAGATTGCTTATAGATAATTGGGGAGATGCTGTTCATGCCTTATATGTTCTTGAGGATGAGAAAGACACAATTTATCCCAATACAGGAGCAACACTTCCTGCATTGACAGATGGCTCTAAACGATTATGGTATAGAACATCTTGGGAAGAATTTAATAGTCCACAAAAGAAGAAAGAACGTCTCATTAAACAAATGCTACAGGAACATTTAAAATCATGAAATTCACTGTAACTTGCTTGACTCGATTAACAAAATGTCACGTTAAAGATTGTGATATATATGCTCAAATTCAAATTCGATTTGAGGATTGTGGTTATCTTTATCTTTGTCAGGCACACTATAATGTCATTCTTAATCTCTCTAAATTCATAGAAGAATCAAAACAAACTAAATCATGAAAATAAAGAACATGAATCAAGTTGGAGTTGTGCCACTAAATACTCTTGCTAGAGGAGAATGTTTTAGTCACGGAGATACAGTTCTAATGGTAGTTGGTATACCTGATGGACATGCTATTCAAGCTGTAGGATTAGAATCAGGACTTATAACATCCTGGGACCCAGTTCATCTGGTGCAAAGGGTCAATGGAATTTACAATTATGAAATTATAGCCTGATTATTTATGAGCAACGGAAACAAGAAAGATTCCCCACCAGCACCTCCTGATATCATTGAGAAGATACAGGCATTTCTAGATAATAATCTGCCAGACCTTGCTCTAGCTCTGATAGAGAAGTTTGGATTGCAGATTGATATTCAGGATGGTAGAATTGTAGATAAGCTCAATAGCACAGAGTTCTGGCTTAAGAAGTTTATCACTATAGACAATCAAACTACAGCCATGAAGGATTCAATTCGCAAACTTGCGAAAGTTGATGATGAAGTTCTAATTACAGGTCCATCAGGTTCTGGCAAAGAACTAATTGCACATGCCTTAATGGGTAATCGTGAGGGAAGTTTTGTTCCAGTTAATTGTGCAGGATTGCCAGATACTCTAATTGATTCTCTGTTATTCGGACATAAGAAGGGTTCATTTACTGGCGCAGATACAGATAAAGCTGGATTCTGTGTAGCGGCAAGAGACGGAATTCTATTCCTTGATGAAATTGGTGAATTGCCAATCACTTTACAAGCTAAGCTTCTAAGAGCTATTCAGGAGAAGAAGATTTTACCCATAGGTGATACAAAAGAAAGAGAGATATCCTGTAGATTTGTATTCGCAACTCATAGGAATCTCCAGCAGATGATTGCTGAGTCACAATTTAGGATAGATTTATTTGCTAGGATATCTACATTTGAAATAGCTATTAAAGGATTGAAGGATAGGAAATGTGATATCATTCCAATCATAGAATCTCTGGATGGTGGACATGCGTATATCAATTATATGCAATCAAGAGGAAAGATTAATCCAGAAACTATTGATGTTAATTTAGGCGTGCGTTCTCTTCAACAATTGGTAAGGAGACATAAAGTCTTGCATACATGAGAATTAAATTTGAACCTAACTATTTCTTTATAGGACTTCATGTAATATGTAAGGAACAAACTATGACAATGTGGTATGTAATCGTAGATAGAACATATCATCTTTGCATAATTCCGTTCTTTCCTATTGTATGGGAGAAGTCTAAGTTGATTTCTCGACATTGAGATGTTATATAAAGTTATATCAAATCTATTTTGGCACGATTCTTGCTCTATAAGAATGTGAATAAGTCAGCTTGTCTTAACTAAATCATTAACACATTATGCCAACCAAAGCAGAAATTGCGGCTCAAAATGCTGCCAAAGAAAATCTAACTTCTGATGCTGAATCTCATAAACAAGTTAGCCAAACATTCGATGAAACAGCAATCAAAAAGAAAATCCAAACTATCGAGGAGAATGTTAACAAGATAGTAGGTAGAAAAGGATACAATCCTCACTTTTGGCTTAATCAATCAGTTCATCCGCTAGTTAATCGATTTCTTGCTGGTGAACGAACTTCTGAACTTCAAGATGCTATTCTTGCTCTTCCTGATTCTCCACCCAAACTTGATATTAATTTGGGAATGACTGAAGATGAGCAACGAAAGAAGTATGCTGAACTTCAAAGAGAGCAAGCTGCTTCGCCAATCGGTTTGATGATGCCTAAACATTAAGTATTTATGGTGGGTATAAGTTTAACGACTTGTATGAAGGAACTAATCATCCTCTCACTGGAGTGATTACCAGTGCCCACTGCCAATTTCTACACTGTATAACAGTCCAGTGTAGAATAATTGTTAGGCAGTATTTACAATGCCCCGCCAAAATAAAAATCTGCCTCTTTCGCAGGGTATATAGGAAACTCTGCTACAATCCATCTTGAATACTATACCGAACTTTGGTTCTATATGTTGAGATAGATGGTGATAACCCGACCACTAGCCACCCTGCAAGGTTAAACTAATGAGTCGGTTGACTTAAGTCTGAGTTGAACAGTAACATACAGACTAGGCGATTCAGGTCTACGCTAGTATCTATCATCATCGCTGAAACTCTAGGTTAGTAAGCCGTTTCGCATAAGGCTCATCATAGATGATTGTAAGAATCTAGCATATAATAGAATTTATGTCAACTGAACTAAGCAAAATAACCACGCTACTCAAAGATGTTGTAATCCTCAAACTTCACAAGAGGCCAACTGGAACTATATCTGGACTAGTTCTTCCAGAAGCACACAGAGTTCCTATCGAACTGATTCCAGGTGAAGTTATAATGATTGGTTCCAAGTTCAGATTCAAAAATGAAGTAGATTTAGGAGATATACTTTGGGTGCCTTCACAGTTTGGGAATGCTGTGAATCAATTTGATGAATCCATAAGGTTCTATGATGGGGAAGATTGTCACGCTATAATGAAGAAAAAGGATTATGTTCAACAACAGCATCATGTAGCTGCTGCAATCGTTGAAAAGCATCCAATGTCGGAGTATCAAAAAGATGAGTAACACTGTAGATAGACCAGCAACTTGGTCACGAAGAGCTAACGCACCTTATTATAGGGAACGTTATGCTCTAGAGGTAAAGCACGTTCTAGATGAAATGATTCTAGCAGCAGAATCAGGGGATAGAGAGCCACGTATACTCAAGTATACTGATTATCCAGAGATATCTCATGTCACTCTCTATCTCAAAATTAATCAAGCTATGATGTATCTTCTGGATAAGCTTGATACAGATGAAAAGACCTACTTCAATTTCCGGCAACTCATAAACATCTCTCGCTTAAGGTCTATCGGTATCAAAATTGGATTTGCCCACGGAGTCGATAATAAATCCTTGGCAGCATACAAGGTATCTTCCACTGATATTCCTCAAGAGAAGCCTAAAGAGGTAAAACTTCCAGAGTCTAAACCTTTAGTTCAAACTGATTGGAAAGAACAGTTAGCTAACTTCGTAGAGATAGCTCAAGTCGGGCAATCCCTTAAGCTAACTGGATTACAGCTTACAATGGTAGATGGTGAATATATCAGGGACCATATTCCTGATGATAAGTGCATCATTTACGAAGCCAAGACTGATTCTTTAATGTGTATTAAGTTAACACCTGAAGAATACGCAAAGACGAAATGACTCTACTACAGGCTATCAATGGCAAATCAGCAAAAGAACTTGCAGAGTTGGATGAGAAACAGTTGCTTGAACACTTTGCTCCTTTACTTAATGTTACACGACCTGAACTTGCCCCTAAGCCAGAGAAATCTACGTATAGGTCGAAAGGTTCTTCTCTCTCCAAAGTTGAGGAATCCCTTAAGGATGCTAAGAAACGAATGGCGGAGAGACTTGCTCAACAAATGGGGATAGATTTAAAGTTCGATGATTAAAATACCCACACGCTATGCCAAAAACAATAGTTAAGGTAGATGCTAGTGCATTGAAAGAATCTTCATGTGAATGGAGATTTGATGCAATAGTTAATCAAGGATGGAGAGAGAAGATAACCTACAATGATACAGTGTATGGCACATCTGTTCATAGATATCTTTCCAGGATGGAAGAATCTGGAGGTAAGTTTGATGAAGCTGTTAGAGCATGTCTTAGAATATGGAGACAGGGAGGATTTAAGATTAGAAATAAGAAGGACCATCTAACAGAGAACCATCTAATCACAACTTGCTTCGACTATTGGCAACACATCACTACAAAGCAATCTGAATTTCAACTTATACAGAATCCTCATGCTAAGTGTTGGCAATGTGAGGGGACAGGATTAGTAGGACATGAAGAAGTAGGTGGATTATGTAATATTTGTGCAGGCAAAGGCACAAGAGAGCAACCTGTAGTTGAAGTTAAATTCTCTATTCCCTGGGAGATATCAGATGATTACGAAGCGTATATCGAAGGCACAATAGATAGAGTTGGAAAGATTATTAATGGTTGCTATTGTGTTAGAGATTTCAAGACTACATCTTCGTGGGATAGTAAAAAGTTTCTTGCAGGATTTCGTTCTTCTCCTCAACTTAAGCTATATCTTTGGTCAGTTCGTAAGGAAGCTGAACGAGAAGGTAGTGCTCTAGCTCAACTTAGGGGACAAAGAATTGGTGCAGCAATAGATGGTATCTTTCTCAAATCATCCTCTGAAACTATCTTCGATTCTTCGGAAGTGTTCTTCTTTAGTCCTGCACAAGATGTAGAGTTTGAATTTCTACTTGCAGATAAAATGGAAGAAATTAAAAGTTATGCTTTAAAGGAAAAGACTCCTAGAAAGACAGGCAAGATAGAAGGCACTTGTCACAATCTATTCTCATGTAAGTTTCATGATGTATGTCATGCTCTTGATGAGAAGGTAGGAAAGTTTGTTCTTATGTCTAACTTCAATCAACGTCCATATGAACCCTTAAAACATGGAGAAGTGCAGGAATGAAACGTGTAATAGTAGGATTATCTGGCCTTAAAGGTTCCGGCAAAGATACTGTCTGTCAGATTCTTCTTGAAGAACTTGAAGAATTCTTTCCTAAGAGAATAGCTTTTGCAGATGCACTCAAAGCTGAAGTAGCAAAAGCTTGTGGAGTTACTGTGGAAGCTATTAATGCATATAAAGAAGTGTATAGACCTATACTTCAATGGTGGGGAACAGATTTTCGTAGGCAACATTGTTGTAATAATAACTATTGGGTAGATAAAGTCAGAGATAAAATTGATGACCTCTGTTTAACTGGAGTAGTTATTATTACTGATGTTCGATTTTTAAATGAAGTAGCTTTAATCCGGGAGTATGGTGGAGAACTTTGGAGAATAATTAGGTCTAATCAATACAATGCTGATGACCATCATAGGTCTGAAACAGAACTTGCAAACTATCAGAGATTTGATAGAGTTATTATCAATGCAGATACTCTCGAAAGATTAAAGGAAGTAGTTAGAACAAATCTTGTTTCGGAAATTAGAAAGAAGTTATGACAGATACGCTATATATTCCACCAGACGCAAAGAAAGTAGATACGATTCATGCTGCTCAATTTCGTTTAGGTATTCAAGGTAAGCCCGGAGAAGGTAAAACTCAGGGAGCTTCAACATTTCCACATTGCTTATTTGGTAATGTTGATAGAGGGTTAGGTGGAATCTTTGGAGAGAATGTAATAGAGATACCATTCTATTCTCCTGAATGGTGTAAATCTATGAAAGTTACCTGGAAACCTGGAGAAGCCATTAATAGAAGGGATGCTATTATGGATTGGTGTAGAAAGGAATTGCCCAAACTTTCATCTCTACAGACTTTTGTAATGGATACCGTCGGAGGACTTGAGTCAGCTTTCGATATTGAGGAAGCAAAGTATCCAGTTTATACTAAGGGTGGTGAACTCGATAAGTTTGCTCCTTGGCGTCATAAACTTGAATGGTTTCAGGAGATGTTTGAGGATATCTTCAAATCAGCATCATGCAATATCATCTGTATCTTTCATGAACAGATGGAACGTAATTCGCAGGGAGATTTAACTGGTAAGAATGTTCCTCTGTTTACAGGTCAATTTAAGGATAAGATTCTAGGACACTTAACTGACCACTTTCGTCAACACTGTATAGCAAAGAAACCTCTAGAGAAGGTAGATGAGAAGGTTCTTAAGGCTTGGGGAATGAAATCTAAAGAGGAATTTCTAGCAATGCAGAATACATTTATAGGAGATGCTGTTTATTGCTGGCAAACTGAAGGTGATGATATCTTCTCTGCTAAGAAATCCTCACTTAAACCTGGAACTCCTAAATTTATTCCATCTAACTACGAATCATTTATGAAGTGGAGAAAGCCTGTTACATGAGCGAAAACTCTTTCTGTAATTATTGCACATTCAAGAGATTAAAGGATGATGCAAAGGCTGAGAACTCAAAGCTCATAATTAGACCTTGTGCTATGGGTGGAATTTATGTATTTCGTATTCCAAAGAATATGGATATACCTCCCATTATGACAGAAGAATTTATTCAGAAGTATATGGCAGCTTGGTTTATGGAATTACCAGACCATTGCTGTTGTTAAATCAAACAATTTCGACTGCTCATTATGAATGGGACAGCCGATGCAGAGACAAAAACAAACTAAGTAAAAACATATGGCAATCCGTAAAGTTAGTGAAGGGGTTAGTCAGTGGAACTCTAAGATGGAGTTCCCAAAGGACCGATACATTCTTCATTGTGTTGAAGAAGAGTTCGGTATCTCCAAAGGTTCATCTAATCCCATGATAACACGCACATGGGAAATAGTTGGACATGAAGGTGGTGAAACAGTTACCATCGGAGATAAAGTTGTAGGTATTGCTGGAGCAAAAGTTACCCAGTATCGTCCTACAAAAGTCAGAACTGAAGATAAGGAAGGATGGGACCCTGCAAAATCAGATAAAGCATTCGGCGCATTTCGTGATGAACTGATTGCTTGTGGTTTTGAGGGGGATGAGATTGATGATGAAAATCCTCCAATCTTCATGAAAGGTAAAACTGTTGAGGCAGTTGTATATGGGAAGAAAGACGTTTCTCGTAAGCCTCAGACGCCAGAACAGAAGAAAGCTAATCAACCTGGAGATTCAATCAAAGATGCAGGAGGTAAAGAGATTGCCACTTACCAACTGCAAATTGAAATGATTCTTGGTATTTCCGAAACCAAGGTTAATTCGCCTTATTGATTAGGCATAACTATTCTAGTGGTTGGTAGGTATCTGTTGTTGGCCTGCTAGCCACTAGACTAGATATTCCAATGAACTTCCGAGCTAAACCTAAATTAAGTTATTGTGGATTGACACTAGTCCTACGCAATCCATCTAGATTTGACTTAAAGCAGGGCAGACTTTTATCTGCCAACGGCGGAAACTATCTTAATGAATGTCTAGCTCCAGACTTTAATATTCATCAGTGCGATATTAGAGTTAAGGAAGATAGAGAGAATCTTTTACCTGGAACTAAGGCAGTTCTACTTCTAGGCGAGGAAGCTGCACAAGTATGGCTCAACAATAAGGAGAACACACTCAATGAAATTCGTGGCTCTGTTTATCGCATCAATGAGATACCACATATCTCTTCATTCTTTCCGCAAGATGCCGTCGATATCAAAGACTACGAGTCTACACATAATGAAGAGTATGAACGGGAAGAAGATGAAGATGATAAGGCACCTATAGATGAGAAGCGCAGGCATGGTAAAACTCGACGTAAGAACTACAGATTCTGGTTGCAAAGAGATGTTCAAAAATGTAAGTTAATTCTCAAAGATAAGATTTCTCCTAATCCTATTCCTGACCCAGAATATGTAATTTATCCATCTTCGGATTTAGTAATAAGCACGCTATCAAATACGGAGAACAAACTAATGTTCTTCGACATAGAAACTGATGAGCGTCTTAATATTCTGTGTTTTAGCTATTCCTTCGGTGATAGGAATATATATTGCGTCCCTACCCTTGACCATAATTGGAAGTGGGCCTATCATAATCTTCATCATATTTATAGAGCCTTGGCTAGAGCAGTTGAAAGAAACACGGTTGTTGCACACAATGGTGCAAACTTCGATTTCTACGTCCTTGGAAAGAAATACAAAATTGCAATCAGAGATGTTAAAGATACAATGCTCCAGCAACATAGATGTTTCCCAGAGGCAGAGAGAAGTCTTGGGCATTGCACATCTTTGTGGACCTTTGAACCATTCCATAAGGATGAAGGAGATGGTGGATACTACTCATCAGAACAAGTTAGAGATAAATTAAGGTATTGTGGGAAAGATGTTTACACAATGATGCTTATCTATTATGCACAACTTGAACATGCTCGCAGAAATCCGGGACTTCGAGAATCTTTCGACCAAGTCAATGCAGCAATACGTCCTTATCTTACTACTTGTCTTACTGGTATTCATTATGACCAGCAGAAGGTCAAAGAAATAATGGCTGAGAATGATGGTTTGATGATGCAGTATATCAGAATTATAAATTGGTTTGTTGGCGAGAAAACAATCTCAGAATTGAGAAAACGATTCAAGAGTTCATTACCAGGAAGTAATCCTCAATGCTGCATCTACTTTCATGAGAAGCTTGGATATCCAGTTGTAGGTAGAGGTAAAGAGAAGAAAGATGGCTCCAGAAATCCATCACTAGCAAAAAAGAATTTATTTAAGCTAAAGCTTAAGCACGATAATCCTGTTATTGACCTGATTATTGCTTATCGTGAAACTCAAAAAGAATCAGGGGCACTTAAATTCAATCCATTACATGCTGATGAAGTTGACAATCCAATACAACAAGAGAAATGAATGGTATACAGTTATTTATCCTGGAGGAAGCAGGAGAAACTATGGTTCCTTGAAAACTCTTTTGAATGCTTTATCAGACTACTATGAAAATCAAAACTCGAAAAAAGTTGGATAGAGAGGCATTCTTTCATCTATCTCCTGACAAGTATAAGATATTTAAACATGCCCTCAAAACAAAGAATGCTCAATTATGCAAAGATGTGCTAACTGCCGCGAAAGAAAACCAATAGTTTTTAAACACATTTACCACACGCTAGACAAAAAATGCTATCAGATTCGTCTTTGTGCTGATTGTTGTAGTCTATTAATGCATCAATTATTTGATTACACTATTGGTTGCGAATACGATAAGATGGTTACAAGATACGGAGTGGAGGTGAATAAAGATGCCACATGCGTTCAAGATGATGGAGAAAGCAATGCAAAAGCAATACGGAAAAAAGAAAGGCGTAAAAATAGCAAGCATGAAGTGGAACAAAGAACACAAAGGAACAGGTCAAACAGTAGGAAGAGGAAGAAAGTAAAATGCTAATATCAATACCAGAACAACAGGATATAGAGAATAGGTTTACATATCATGCTCCTAAACCTGGACAACCTGAACAGTATCAGAAATTAAGAGAACATGCTAAATCTCTTGCTTATCTGATACTTGACAATTGTCCTAGAAGTAGAGAAGCATCTTTAGCTCTAACAAAGTTGGAAGAATCAATCTTCTGGGCTAATGCTTCTATAGCTCGTTTTCCTGTTGTAAATGAGGAACAAGGAGTAACTACTCAGGAGGTCACTAAAAAGTGATAATTGTCCCCTATAGGATAACAGAGAAGTTTATCAGGGACCATCCTGAGCTTACTTTCGTTTATTCTTCTGACCTAGAGGGTAAGGGTGGACTGGGTATGCAATGGTTTATGGCAGGGCCATCCAATTCATATCCAGTTCCAACCCTTGTTAAGTTTTGTGCTAATTCTGTATACTTTCAGGATGCACAGGAGTATGGTAATTATCATCCATTTGGTTATCATGCCATTCCAGAATCAGGACTTAAATACAATCAGAGTAAAATAGATGAAGCAATTTCTTTTATTCCTAAGAACAATCCTATAATAGTGCCTCCCAAAATCGGTTTAGGTTGCGCTAGAATGAAGGAATATTGCCCTAGAACTTACGCTTACTTACGAAGTGAACTCAATAAGATAATGTGCAAAGATGTTAAAATCGACTACAGTTACATATCAGGATGATTCTCCATTTCCTTTCGGAAAGTATAAGAACTATGCTTTCAAGGAAATTCCTGCTGATTACTTTCATTGGTTATGGCATAACGTCAAACCTATAACTGGAGAAATGAAGGGTGTATTCGCATACATCGAAAGAAATATTGATGCATTCAAATCAGAAAACTCAGATTTATTATGGTCGAAATAAACTTTGAAATAAGAGATGTTGACGAAGAGAATATGGTAGTAACTGGTAGAGCTTCTATCTATTCTCCTCATAGTGATGATGAACTAAATGTAGGTAGATTCTTAGTTCCATTACTAGGTGAAGTATGCTTTAAACTTCGAGAGCAATTTCCAGGAAAGAATATCAGAATAGCAGAATTTGATTCTCCACTTGATACAAAATCAAATCCTCCTATAGATGTAGATAAACCCTGGAGAAGAGGTGGATTGATATAAATGGGAATTAACACAACAATGTATCATCAGGAGGGCACGAATACATATCGTCGCTCCTCTAAGGCAATAGTAGAAGGGTTTGGCGATTATCTATTTAAGATAGGGACCAATCTTCAGAACATTGAGAAAGAGCTTAGAAGAATCTACCATGCCAAAGGATACAAAGCTGCATTGCATTTCGAGAAATGTTTACACTATCTCAAGACGAATCAATATGACCACTTCACAGCAGAAGAACTCGCTATTATCCGTATTTTTAATCAAGTTGACCAAAGTGGTGCGGAAGCTCTTATTGTTGCCTATCTGTGTGAGCATGGTAAATTTAGAGATTTGTTCCTCAATGGTGTTAAGCCTCATGTCTTTGTTGCTTTGCATCTATTTTCTGCTGTATGGCAGGATGAACTTAATAAGATATCAAGTGGAGACTTTAAGATTGACATTAAGGATTTCTTGGATAGTCCGATACCAGACTTGCAGAAGCATTCTTACTGGAAGGCCCTCGACAAGATTATCAAATCTAGCGATAACTGGGAAGGTGGAAGAAGATACTACTACATAGGAAAGAAGGTGTGTCATGCCGGAAATTATGGGATGCGTGGAAATACATTTCAGCTTGCAGTTCTTGAAGAATCAAGAGGACAAATTGCTCTTACCAAACGGCAAGCAGATGAATATATCGGATTTTATCACACACTATTTCCAGAAATTTCCGAATGGCACAGAGATGTTATTCGACAACTTGAGGCAACTAGAACTCTCTATAACTTGTTCGGATACCCAAAATACTTCGGACAAGAAATCAGAGATGGAATGTTCAACGAAGCTTATAGCTTTGTGCCTCAATCAACTGTCGCCTGCATTACTGCAAAAGCTTTCTGTAAGTTGCAAGATTTCATAGAAGGCACAAATAGGGATTGGGATATATTAGCAGATACTCATGATTCATATATGAATCAAACACCCATTCCCGAATCTATAGAATCACTTAAGATAATGAAGGATTTTATAGAACAAGATTTAGTATCTCCTCGTGGAGAAAAGTTTAAGATGAAGTCTGAGGGCCAACATGGATTTCTATGGTGTCCTGCTAAAGAGAAGTATCCAGAGGGAATGACTGAAGTTAAACTATAATACGTCGGTTTATGAACACGCTAAAGAACCTAAAAGAACCCCCATGTCACAAGAAGAAAGTGAACTATCAAATTATGAAAAATGGCGTCTATACACGGATGGTCTTATATCGCCCGATAATTTTATTGATTTTGGTTGGTATTTCCTTATTTCTGCTGCACTCCAGCGCAGAGTATGGCTTGGGCCACCTCATATGCAACTATATCCTAACATCTATGTTATTCCTGTTGCTGAGCCTGGAATTGGTAAGGGATTAGTAATTAAGCAAGTTGCTGAACTTCTAAAGTTCCATAAGCTTCCAGACCCTAAATCAAATGGTGCGCTTAGAAATGTTAAAGATATCGATAGACAAGCAATGGAAGCTGTTGCAGAAGCAGACTATAAGATGGCTCAAGGATTAATGGATGAAACCGATAAGAAAAAGAAACTACGTAACAAAAGTTTTGAGAAGCCTCTCTTGTTTCCAGTTGCTGCTGATGCTACTACTTATGAAGCTCTTGTTAAAGCTGTTTCTCAAAGTATTCGGAGAATCAACTATTATGAGCCAAATGCTAAGACCGGCGAGCAAGAGCTTAAGGTGTATACTCACTCATCTATCGCTTTTTGTCTTGAAGAAATATCATCACTTATACGAAGAAGAACCGAAGATGTAATTCATTTCATGATTCAAGCATATGACTGCGGAGATTACATTTACGATACAAAAACACAAGGTAAAGATAGAATTAAAAAATGTTGTGTTTCATTCTTCGGAGGAACTACACCCGGATTTCTACAATCAACCTTTGATGACAGATTGCTTACCGAAGGCTTTAGCTCAAGAACTTTCTTTGTATTTGCTTCGTCTAATAGAAAATCAACACTATGGGTTCCCGATTTAACTCCTAAACAAAAGTCAGCTTATGTTGATATTCAGCTTCATCTGGAAAAACTTTCATATCTTCACGGTAGAGTTACCGTTGAGCAAGATGCTCTTCAAGAATTGGAGAAATGGTGGGCAGATACACAGGGTAAGAAAGCTAATACTTCACCGAAACTATTACCCTATTATTCGAGAAAGAATATACACTTTCAAAAGCTTGCGATGGCTATTCATTTTGGTGAGTCGTTAGAGATGAATATACCTCTGAAAACATTCATGAGAGCAATAGATATATTAGAGAAGGAAGAGAAGAACATGCATCTTGCGTTAGGAGTAGATAGAGCTAATCCCTTATCTGTTCCCGCCGAAAGAGTTTACAAGAACTTAGTAGCTAACGGAAAGAAAACCAGAAAGGAACTACTGTTAGACCATTGGGAAGAATTACCATTAGGAGGAGATTCTCTTGATGAAATTCTAGAACATCTCAAGATTGGTGGAAAGGTTAGAGATTTTACAGAACGGATGATAGACCACACAGACAGAATATTCTATGATGCAATTCGTAAAAAGTAGTCTAATACCATTCCTAATTGGTGCAGGAGTTTGTGGATTTATATTCATTGCTCATGAATATAATAAACCTGCATTCCTATCCAAATGGCAAGTTATAGGTGGATATTCGACAGAGCATCCTACTATGATGGGAGTTTCTGTTAGACCTTTATTACCAAATGAAGGTGCCACTTCTAGAGTATTCTACATAGAAACTAATGCTGTAATCATCCTCGAAATAACAGACGAAGGTAAACAGTTCTCCTACAAATACCAAATATTAACCAACGCACTACATGACTAAAATCAAAACAAAAGACCTCATTATTCCCATATTCACGGGCACTATTGGAATTGGAATAGCCGAAACATTCTTCTATCTTCTAACTAGAGATAAAGATAGAGACACCTTTGTAGCAACTAATGAGATAATAGCTCTCATTGTAGGCATAATTATCATCTTTCTCAGTCTTGCGCTATTTATGGCTATGGTTGATGATATCAATGAACAAAAGAAAAAGAAGAAATGAATCCTCACAAGGATACTAACGGAAAGAAGAATGCTTGGGCAATACGGAGTTACATTGAAGTAGCACGTATCCTAAAGATATCTCCTCAGGCAGTTTGGGAAACTGAGAAGAGAGCTTTTGAGAAAATCAGAACAGCACTTCTTACAGGGATGGTATCATCCCAGACTTTGCATGATTGATAGCTTTCTTAGTGAAGTAATCAACCATCAAATCTGATGCTTCTTTAGGTCCAAGTTCCTTGGATATGAAGTTGTAGTATTTCCCGAATGTATATGGATTAGATTCGGGGTCCGGCATTGTCTCATATACATTTGCTTTAATCTTGTGTAGAAGAGCACGTATGGTATCAGGATTACCTTGTGCTCTCTCTATCGCATTCTCAATTAATTCTGGAACTTCCTGAGCAGCTTCTCCTATATCCTGAGTATGCTTAAACTTCTTCAACTGTAGGTCCATATAAGGATTACCAGTTGAAGCAGTCTGTGCTTCGTAAGGCTTACCTTCTACCATCTTATATCTTCTTAGCTGAGAAGTTTTCTGATTCAGCATCTTGTAGTAATTCTCAGTTGGCATCAAATCAGGATTTCTTGCTAACCAAGATACAGCAATACGTCCGAATTGAATATTCTCCTTCGTAATATCAGTAGCAAGCTTAGTTACGATATTAACGTAATCATCCATTGAATGAACATTTGGGTCATTAATCATTGCTGAGATGGCCTGCAATGGACGATGAACTACACCTGAAATTACTTCATCTAGTGGGAAGGTTGCACTTTGAGGTATGTTCTTAAAGGCCACATCTCCAACAATCTTACCTGCTTGAGAAAGAATTCCAGCAAATCCTACATAGCTAGAGAGTGCCATAGCTTTGTATGCAGCTAGAGGAATATTACCCTCTATACCTTTATCTGAATTAGCCATCTCAACAAAAGATGGAATTGGAGATTTCTTATCACCGATAGTCTCTCTTAATTTGTTAATTACATACCCACCTCCCAATGCACCAAGAGTAGACATGAGGAAAGGAACAGCATTACCCTTCTGTAAAGGTGTCCAAACATGCTTCATCCAAGCATTAGTCTGGGCTATATTCCAAGATGCAAGTTGAAAGAATGGTTGAACTGCTGTATCTCTTAGCATCCAAGCAGGAAGAGTTCTAGCATCATGTGTTCCATGAATCATTCCTGCAAATCCAGATGCCATCTTCTGTAACTCATCAGCAGAGTAAGTTTTGCTAGTAGTCCAATCTGGGTCAACTTGCTTCATGATTCTAATAGCATCTGCATTTCCAGCATTAGCAGCAGCTTGTTTTGCATTAATTACAAACTCACCAATGTTCTGTAGAAATCCCTTGGTAAATGCATTAGTTGCATCTCTACCGTTAATCCTCGATATCAAAGAGGCAGCACTTTGAACTTTCTCAAGTAGAGTAGCATTCTTATCAAGTATGTCGCTAAACGTTGAAAGATTCTTTCTCTCATATCCCTGCTGTAAAGCTTTCTCGTATCCTGAAGTAAGATTACTCAGAGCCTTAGTATAAGCAGGAACCACTTCACCAGGATGCAAGTATTGTAAGCTATTAGCAATAGATGATGCAGCAATATGCATGTTTGTAAGTGGCCCAAGGAATAAAGATGTGGCTACTCTATTTAGAGTCTTAAGCCAGCTTTCATCTTTATTGAATGGTTCACCGTAAATTTTGCTTAAGGCATGTTCAACATCTTCAGCGCCGGATAATGAACCACCTTTCTCTATAGCAGCTTTAACAGGAGCATTCTGTGTAAAGTTACTCTCAAATGCTAAATCTGCTGCTGCTCTATTAAAGAATCCAGACATACCCTTAAGTAGTCCGTTTCTCATCCATGAGTTAGGAAGTTGAGTTCTATCTAGAGTTCTAATCTCTCTGAATCTGGAAAGATTAGGTCTATTTGAATCGTAAGCATCAATGATAGATTTCAGAGTTGCTTGAGCATCAGCTAAGGATTTACCTTGTTGCTGTGTTTGGAAATCGAGGAAGTCCTGCTTAAGATTCTGAACAGCAGTAGAATTAGGACGTTCTGTTAGAGTTTCTATAGCATCAGGATTAATCTTATTAGGATGATAGAATTCATTACCCTGATTGAATGGCCTAAGAGCATCTGTAATAGCATTATACAGGTCCATCTGCTTAGCATTCAGAAGATTAGGTGCAATGGAACGATTATCTCTGTATTCCTGAATACGAACATTCTCAACTTTATTCAAGTCTCCCTTAGATAATCCTTTAGCTGCATCAAGGATTCCCTTCATTCCTTCACCATAGACAGCATCCTTATCTTGTGCATATTTAATGTATGCATCAGAGAATAAGTCACCAATAGAACCATGATTACTTCTGATATCATCCAGAAGAGTTCTAGTTAATCCTATAGTAGCGTAAGGTAATCTATTGGCTGTATGAGATTCTCTCAATTCATCTACACGAAGATTCATGTCAGATGGATTAGATGCTAGATTTGAGGAAATAGCATACTTAGGAAGTTCCTCAACTTTAGCATCAATTCCATGCTGTCTTTGTAGAGTATCAAGTTGTGCTCTAATTCTAATTTGCTGAGCACGAAGATAATCTCCTTCAGTCTTATTAGGATTATGCTCGAACTGAAACTGCAAATCTATGTATTTAGTTCGGAGATTCTCAGCAAGTTTCTCAGCATCTTTGGGATTAGTAACTCTATCTACAGTTTCCCAGCTAGTCTTAGCTGCTTTAGCTTTTGCTTTAGCTTCCTTAGATGTGGAAAGTTCTTTCCTGTCTCTCTCAAAATTATATTCCTTACCAGGCTCAAACTCTTGTTTAATGTAAGGAGTCTTGGACTTCTCAGGTTTACTAACTTTAGCTTCAATAGGTTCAGAAGGACTTTCCTCTTCAGCATGAACTTGTCTGGCCTCAATAGATTTCTTTAACTGTTCAGCAACAGAAGGAGCATTAGCCTCTTCTTCAGCTTTCATCTGTCGGCGGACATTCTTGAATCGTTCTACTAATTCAGGAGTATATTTAGTTCCTTTTTCTCTATGTGCAGCCATCTCAGCTTGAACAGCTTCATGTTCAGCATTTAAGTCAGTTATTGGTAATGCTTTAGTTGGTTTAGGTGAAGGAGGAACTTCTTCCTTAACTTGCGGCGTAACTTTTTCCTTTTTAGGCAAGGGCAAAGGTCGCTCCGTAGGAACTTGCTTAGCTTCCTCTTTAAGCTTTTCTCTACGGCGCGCTTTAGCCTCTTCTTCAGGGCTTTCATATTTAAACTGCTCTTCATTATAGAAGTTCTGAATTGCTTTCCAATGTTCTACATCTTCTGGGTCGAAGTCCTTATTCTTAAGTCCTGCAAGAACTCTTGAATTCTTATCCCATTTAACCTGATTGATAAGAGTATCTCTAGCTTCCTGTAATTCCTCAGGAGACAGTTCTCCTACATCTGATTTAGTAACAGCTGTATGGATAAGAGTAACAACAGAATCATCTCTAGGATTAACTAGATTAGATTTCTCGGCATTCTTTACAGGAGGCAATCCACCATGCCTATTCTTGATTTCTTCATTCTCTGCAAAAGCTTTAGCTAAAGCATCATTATCTCCAGCATGAAAAGCTCTCCTCATCTCTGCTTGAGCAGCTTGATACTTATCGTAATCAGAAGGCTCTTTAAGATTGGATTGCTCTGCATTAACAACTCTAGGAGCTACAATAGCACCAGTTCCTTCCCCGAACACTTTTGAGAATGCCGGGTCATGAAGCAACTTATAGTGCATGATTCTTTGGAAATCCTCTATAGTGCCATGTTCACCAAATCGAGTTTTAGCATAGGCAGACATATCTTTCCACCATTGCTGCCATTTGGTATCATTGGATATAGCACGATTAACTGCTTCTTGACCTGCATTTGTAGCTTGAAATTCCTCAACATTAGACTCTAAGCCAGCTGCTTTTCGTTTGGCGGCCCATGCTTGATAATCAGGATTATCTGCTACTAGCTTATCATATTTCTCAACAATAGCATTATCTCTCCCACGAGGAGAATTACGCATATCGTTAACAAACGAATGAAATTCTTCATGCACTGGAGTATCAGCACCAGCAAGTGCAGGATTAACTTTAGCTATGACTTCCTTAAGTCCTTGTCTAGCTGCTGTTTGACCAGCTACAGGTTCATCTGTATCTATGTTCTTAATGGTGCCATCTTCAACAACTTTGATATTACGAAGAATACCAAGCTTTTGTGCAAAATCAAGCCAACGTCTAGTTAGATTACCAGATAATCCTTCTTTCTCTAAGGCTTCTCTGGTTTCTACTTCTTGGGGAGTTTTGATTGAAGAAGGTTCAGAATATCTTTGACCTTTTCCAAAATTAGATTCTCGTAGAGTATTTGCTAATCCTCTAACAATATCTTCAAATTCCTGAGATTTATTGATATCAAGTTTATTTCTTGAAACAAGAATATCCATTACCCTTCTTCCTACTGGGTCACGTTTCTGAATTGCTTCAATAGCATTCTTACCTATTCTAATCTGTTCATCAGGAGTTTTATCAGGAAATAAAGCTTGTCCAATAAATGCAGCATGGTCCTCCCATTTATCATAAACATCTGCATATTCCTTATGACTTATAGGAGGAGTTTCTTCGTGGAGATTTGATTCTTCTGAGTAGACTGGTTTCTTTCCTGCTTCAAACAAATCTTCATCCGTCGGTTGAGTTGCTTCAACTTTAGAAATATAATCACTTTTAGGAGCTTCAGTTGGGTATTGACCAAAGGGCTGTGATTTGAGCTTTGCAAGTTTCTCATCCCTTCTTGCTTTAAGTTCTGCAAATGCTTGCATCTGTTCATCTGATAATTTAGGAAATCCAAAAGTTTGTAGCTCAGGTTCAGGTTGCTCTGGAATACGAATTATAGGTTCTTTAGCAGGAGATGGAATTCTAGACTGCTTAGCAAGCATTTCTCTTGTAAATTCATCCTGAATATCAGGAGAATGGAATCCTAGCCTTTTACCAATAGCATTAGGTTTATTGAATACAGCACCACCTAATGCACTACCAACTACTTCATTAGTAGGAAATGGAGTTCCTTCAGGAGATAGAGCATATTGTGCTATTGGTTGAGCAGCACCAACTCCAGCACCTATACCAACATTGAGAAGATTACCAAGTTCTTCTGCTTTAGGTGCCATTCCCATAAATAGTTTAGGAATAGCTCTTGCCGCCGAGCCAACATTAGCTGGACTAGGATTTAATCCTCCTAGTGGCATAGTAGCTAAGGAACCAAGAATTGCAGCATTAGGATGCTCTTGTTCTGCTTGGGCAACATTCTCCTGAATTGATTGAGGAAGTATCTTATTCTGAATTCCTCTTCCAACATATCCACCAGTTAATGCTCCAGCTATTCCTACACCAATAGGAAGTAGCATAGAAGCACCCATTGTTTCAGGTGCTAAAGCTGCTCCTAAAGCTAAAGCTCCACCTGCACCAGCACCAGCTGTAAGAGAAGGAAATGCAGAAGTAGCAGCAGCTTTTGCAAATGTCTCTAGAGCACTATTCTGATTCCCAGAATTCTGGGAAGTGAATCCTGGATTGGGGGATAACTTTGCTTCGTAAGGTGTAGAATTTAAAGATGGTTGGTCCTTGGTAGGTTTAGGAATGATATTCTCTTCATTCCCATCAAGAGTATATTTATCAGGGTCTAATCCCTGCTGTTGAATTAACCAGTTTCTCTGGTAATCAGTAAGTGGCATAACTTAGAATGCACCAATAAGACTTGCAGGATTGAATTGACTACCTTGACGTTGAAAATTCTGGAGAAGATTCTGATACCATTCTCTGAATCCTTGTCCTTGTTGCATCTCTTGAGGATTATAGAATCTTTTAGGAGTTCCAGAAGGAGTTTGGTCATTAGCTGGCATAGGAGATATCCCCATAGGACCAGCTAAAGGATTATCTTGAGGCAATCCAGGATTAGGAGGAGAATCAGTAGATAAGAATCCACCAGGATTCATAGCTGCTCCAGCAGGAAAGTTAGGTGATGGATTGAGTTGAGAAGAGGCAGGTGGACCTTGCATCTTTGCTTGGTCATATTGCATCTTATCGATTGGTAAAGTAATTCCCGCAGGACTATAGTCTTGCATAGTTTTAACTCCCATTGGAATGTATGTTCCATCTTTACCAGTAATTCCATAAGGTAGAGATGTTTGTCTTGGAGTTGCACCGACAATAGTTCCAACTCCACCATTAGGATTACGAAAAGCAGCTATACCCCCAGATTGTGCTGTAGGAATAGGAACATTAGGATTGATATTAGATTGTTCAAATCCAACTCCAGTATCAGTAGCTTTCTGAGCTTCAGGCTTATTAAGAGAATTACCCCTTAATTGTTGCTGCTTAAGAGTATTAGCTGTAACTTGTTGCATGATATCTCCAACATATTGTTCAGGAGTTACACCATATTTAGCAGCAATATCCTGAACATTCTTCAATTTAGCCATCTCTTTAACAGCTTCATTATGCATCTTCTCGATAGCTGCTTGATGTTCATTAATCATCTTTTGCAAGTCTTTATTCCCTTGAATCTCTGTCATCTGTGAGCCATGCTGAGCATTAAGCATAGTAGCCAATCTTCGAGATTGACCACCAAATATTCCAGATGAACCCTGATATGGAGTATACATATCCTCTCCATTAGTAGGGTCAATATCTAATCCGCCACTTATTGCATCTTGTCCAAATAGTGAACTAAGCAATGATGGATTGCCATATAAATCATTGCGAGATGTAAATGATGGACCACCAGAACCAGTGTATAATCTACCCATTGCTTTCGTGCTCATATTCTTTTAAATGCTTAGCTGCTTTGTATATTTTAACTGCAAGATTCTCCAAATCTATATATGTTAGATTTTTACAGTATTCCAACACAACATGGCCATACTCATCGATTTTGACGTTAAGTTCGCTCCGAAACTCATCAGGTCCTGCTCTTTTAGCTGACATATTCTTTTATCCATCCACTTTCGTATAAGGGATTTAAGTAATGGTTTATCTGAGATAAAGTGAGCAATTTTCGGGCCAAACTTAATGTAACCCCTGAGTAACCAATTAGGAGCTTTTGTCATAAGCCATGTTCTAAAGAGCATCCATTTAGGATTTTCTTCACCATAGACTTCTCTAGCAACCCAACATAGAGCAGCACCAGCAACTCCACCTGCTAGATTACCAACAGAACCCATAACTTGTCCGAGATAATCAGCCCAATCTTTCTTCTGAGCATTAATCTGTTTCATTCCCAGAGTGAATTGATTTTGCTGACCCTGTAATCCAGTCATGTTACCCATTAAGCCAGACATAACATTGTTTGCAGTTTGGTCAGGCTGTTGAACGCCTGTAAATTGACCAGCACCTTGATTAGTTGTTGAAGGTCTACCAGTAGCAACTTGAAATACATCAACACCAGATTTTGCAGTAGGTAGAAATGATGATGCTGTAGATATAGCAGAACCAAGCAAGGATTGTTGTTGCACTTTTCTCTGATATCCAGCTTGACCATACTGCATTGCATTAGCTACAGTTTCAGTAGCAGAAGGAGCATTTGCAGTTCCACGAGCATAGCTATCTCTAGCTAATCCTTGAGCTATCTCATTACGTTCCGTATCAGATAATCCACCATTAAGATTGATACTACCAAGCAAATCTTGCAATCTTCCAGCAGTAGTAGCACGAGTATCATAGTATGGTTTATCAAATACCTGCGATAGACCATATGCTTGATTAACTAAATCTGCACCAGGTCCAGCCATTACCTGACGTTCAGTATTAGCCTGTGCTAATGCATTCTGTCTATTAATAGCATTACCAATAGCATTAAGTTGTGGCCCATATTGATTAAACAATTGGGTCATCAACTGTGCATATCCGGGAGATGTAGCCTGAGAAATTCCTAAATCGGACAGCGAATTCTGAAGTTTACCCTTATTAGTAGCATCAAGAAGATATGGTAAAAGTGTCTGTAGAGTCCTAATCTGATTAGCTTGACCTACAGCTGGACCTTTCCATTGCTGATTAGCACCAGGAACATTAGATACAGGAGTTGGATTCTGATATGGTGCTTTATTAGGGTCAGTAGAGTAAACTTGTCCATTCTTGATGTATGGATTAAATGATGGCTTATTTCCTCCACCACCAAATAGACCACTAAGTAATCCAGTTGGGTCCATAGCATCCCACATATTGAAGTTACCAGAAGTTAAGTCTGATAACTGTTGTGCTCCAGGACCTGCCATAAATCCCATGTCACCGAGAAATCCTCTTCCATTAGTTGCACCACTCATAGGCTGATTAGGATTTCCAGCATATCTAGGAGGAGTATATCCACCCGGTAAAAATGATTGTGGATTATAGTTCTGTCCAGGAGGAAGAACTGGAACAGCTGCACTGTATAGGTCTGAATAGTCAGGCATAATCTATTGGCTTTCTTGAATGTATCCAGCAGTTTTCATTGCTGTTCTTAAGTCTTGGTATGATTGGTCAAGAGCAGCAACTTGTGCTTTCAAAGTATTAAACTGTGCAAGGGATGGCAAATACACTTCTACCCCATCGATATTCAACAATTCTGTGTTTGTTGTATTGTCAAATGGTGATGGCACATATTTTGCGTTTGCAGCAGGAGTAAACGTGGCAGTCATCTGAATACCCTGCCAGTAGTTAGACCATGCAGCAGCATTAATAAACCAATAATCATTATCGGGTAATGCTGGAACTACGAGTGCTAGTTGTGCTGTAAGTGCCATATGCTATTCTTGATTTGTGTAAACTTGTTGCTGTTGCTTTCCTGATGTTTGAGCACCAGTATTATCAGATGAATACTCATACTCAATTAGTTGAGCATCATTGTTCCATATGATAATACAAGAAATCTTCTTTCCTCTTAGACCTTCTGTTAGAGAGAACATTGGATTATCTACCTGCTGGTCAGTATCAGGTCTAATTGGAGGTCTAACTGGAAATTTAACACCGGAGACAACACCCTTTAAAGGTTTAGTTTCCGTATTATTAGCAGATAATTGCTCATCTACTGTCTCTAAAACTGTGCATCTTCCGTCGAATGTTCCAGAGTTAAACATAAGTCTAAGATACGTGCTCTTATGCTCAATAGTCGTAGTCTTAAGTCCGCCTTCATTAGATGGTTCCGAAGCAGTGTAAGCCTTAGTCTTAAGCATTGCTGTCTCTGTTGTTGGACCAGCGAATAATTGAAATAATTCATCGTTCCATGTGATAGCATAAAGCTTAGAGGTAGTCAGGGTTTCAACTATGGCAAACTGTTTAATCTGAGATACAACAGTAATATCCAGAGCTACCCACTTCTCATAGAGCGTATCATAGATACACATGATATTACCATAACGTGTATCAAGATTGAAAATAGCATAATCATCGAACGAAACACAGACTGAACGAGTCTGTTTTATCTTCTTTGTGGCGCTAGTCTTGAGTAACTTAGATATACTCAAGCTGAAAACGCTATTTCTTCCACGAAATCTAAGTTGCTGGACAGCATTGAATGACCTAACACCATCGAAATCAATAGAGGCTGTGTCATTGAGAATATCAACAACGGCGTATTGATTGATAATCCCTGAAGTAAGCTTAGTAGTAACACTGAATCTAGGTTCTCCGAAGATTGTAATTGTATAATCGAAGGTGCAGATTCGTGTATTTCTTGCTGTGCCATAGATGAATGATTGAGGGATTGATGTAGCTTGTAGACAGGTGATGATATCAGAATCAAACTGGAATGCAACATTATCTGCTCTACCCTGTAATGGGTCAGATAACTTGTTACCATTAAAATCTACAATAACCATGAAATCTAGAGGTCTACCAGTGATTGACCTAAAGACCTTAGTTCCATCTGAAGATACAATAAAGAGTATTCCATCAATAAAAGCCATCTGTTTACCAATAGGAACATACTCTCTGTCATTCAAATCCTGCGATACATTAGACCATTGTGCATAGTCATGAGATTGTCTGGCTGTAAAGACTTGATTAACTGTATCATAAATAATCAACCAAGGCTGTGTGATACCATCTTGCACAACTACACACTGGGGAGTGCCGGACACTTTAAAGTCTGTAGTAAGATTGATTGGCGAATTGATATTTGTAGCAGCCTTACGCACAAAGTGCATATTGGATTCTGGAACAGCTTGAGTCCAATATTGGTCTACTAAACCATCCATTGCAAAGTCTTGAAGTCTTGTCCAAGCAGTATCTCCATCTTGCTTGTAATATGCAAGTCCTCCAACAAATGCTAGCAAAGTATTCCCTACACCAGTTATATTCTGAACTTTTCCTACAGGTAATCCATCAGTTAAATCTTGATGCTTAAGAATTGGTTCGTTATAACCAAATCTCTGTCTAGCATTGATTAACCAAAGATACTCACCCTGACTTAATGCCGTGTCAGAGGCAAGAAGGTTAAGATTAGTAAATACTGCTTGTGATGCTAACATTATGATTGGACGTTGTGGTCAACATTTGTAACAGAACCCGGAAAGTAACGATACTTGCGGAACAATCCGTAGAATTTATTTCTACCGAACTGTATCCTCTTCATTATTCCTTGCTCAGATGAATCTTTAGCAGCTTCTATCATAGCTAGTGCCGCCACTCGATATCCTTGGGCATCTTGTTGTCTACTCTGGATATTCCTAAGATACTGATACATTGACATTGAATACCAGGGTTCATCATAATCTTCTCCAGCATAAAATGAATCTGTATCATTCTTAAGTTTTGTCTTGGGAAGCTTATATAGAACATCAATAAGAGAACCTTGGTCTACAGTATCAAGAGTCCAGAAGATTAGAGATACATCAACCCATTTATAACGAGTCTTAGTTTGATTATTGCCAAGCACTGCAAGCAAAGTGCCATCAACTGTCTGAGTTGCTAGAACATCAAATACTCTATCATCTCCAGAGGAGATTGATGTTACATCTGTAAAGATGTTAGTGGTTGAATTAGAACCATTGGATAAAGTGATATCTTCCTCGATATAAGTAGAAGATGCAGTAGGACCAGCAATCTTATAAACTATATCTGCTTCATTAGTTTCAACATTGCTATTTGGAATAGAAAGAGTTATCTGGGAGGCTTCTGTCATACTCAACTGTATAGCAGATTCGCCCAAGTCTCTCCAATTCTTAAACTTGTGAGCAAGTGTAGTTGAGACGTATCGTGGTTGAGATATAGCATTTAAATCAAATGGCAACTCATTAGTGTGCATTCTCATGCCACGTAATTCACCAATAAAGGAAGGAAGAGTAACAACCTTATTAGGTGGAACTACAAGTGTAACTTCTCGATACATTTTATTGCATTCGAGAAGCTTGTGCATCTCTTCAGCTGCTTGCCCCATATGAGCAAGTATAGTCTCCCTCTTCTGGACAACATGAAGTCCAGTATCAGCTGAAATTCTTTTAAGAACGTCTAGTAACATATTATGTTAGCTTGATGATTATCACTTTGGTGTATACTTCGACACTCGCTGCTGGAAAGTTAGCTCCACCATTTGAAGCTGCTAGTCCAAGTTTTCCTAGCGCGGCGGAAGAATGCATATCTATGCGAATTGTTTCTCCTGGTGCTGAGATATTAATAATACCTTCAGCAATAGTATATTTAGTATTACCTCCATTTGCAGCTACAACTGAAGTTCCTTGAACTAATAAGGAATTATCTGAATCCTTTTTAATGTAGGATTGTAAACTAATTGCTCCACCATTAGGAACAAAAGGAATAATTGCTTTGATGTAGTAATTGCCAACTGCAACAAAATTGATTTTGCCAGCAGCAAGAGTAACCAATCCTCTGTTATCAGAATTAACAGTATTGATATCTCTTGTATTCTGTCCTGCTGCTATATTCCCTAAATCAACAGTTTGAGGTGCTTGTTCAGCTAATGCTGCAAACGATTGATGCAGAGCATTGATTGTGGGAATGTTAGTGTTTACTACAGTATTAACTTGTCCCGATAGAGTAGCAACTGAAGCAGTAAGATTAGCAACATCAGTAGTTGCTTGGTCAGCAGAAGCTTTAGCTTGATTTGCTGTTGTAACTGCTCCCGCAATCTGATTTAAAGCATTCTGAGAATTGGTATTTGCGGTGTTAGCTGTCGTGTTTGCTTGATTGGCAATAGTCTGAGCATTAACAGCGGTAGATTGAACTGTTGCTATTTGATTAGCAAGATTGGTAATCTGAGTTTGAAGTCCAGCAGTATCAGATATAACTTGAACCCATTTCAGGAAAGTGATATGGTTAGGAGCATTATCATTCCAAACATAGAGTATAGGAACGAAGGTTAATGCAACAGGATGAGGAATTCTAGTCCAAGTATAACGTTTCCACTTAGTAGCACCAAGTCCTGTAGGGTCAGGAACTCTTGGAGTATCAATAGCAGAATCAATTGACCACAGATTTAATCCTTTACCTTCAAAGATTGTATCAGCTATAGGAGCAGCTAAATCAACTAAATCATTGTGGTCGCCACCTGTTGCTGGATTGATTCCAGTAAAGTCTATGCCATGAGCTAAATCTTGAATTGTAAATGCCATAAGTAAATGTGATTAGTTATCTAGCCAAACAATATCATCCTGTGTGTAAGGTAAATTTTCTGGCAAAGCAACACCTAGGGTATGAGTAGCTATTGGAATACTAATAGGGTCAATAGCTTGATAAATTACAGCAGCATCATCAGCTGTAACAGGATTACTCTTAATTGAGGTTTGAATTAGGATGGGTGTAGCAAATCCTGAAGTTTTTCCAAGCTGTCCAGATGCAACTTGGTCAAAGAATGAAGTCCAGAATTCTATAACACAATTTGCAGGAATTACTTGATTTGAGTAATCAGGCATTGATGGAACAAATGAAACCTTGTTCTGATGATTAATATAATACTGTAGAGGCCCTTTCCATTGCTTATTCAGGAAGCAATATCTCTTAACAGCAGTTCCATTTCTCCATTTAATAGCACCTACAGATTGCATTCCACGAGTAACTATCCCAGAGGTCTTGAATGCAGGAGCACCAGATACACCAATAATGTAGAATGGTGCAGGCATTGTAATGTTGTATTGAAATACAAGCCTACCTCCGATAGCTCCAGATACTTGATAAGGTTGCAACTGGATATACCAATAGAGTTTCTTGATAGCTCTAGTTGGAACCTTCCCATAGAATTTATCAAAGGGAATATTAGCGTTGAGTGCTTCAGTATACGAAGCTACTCTAACTGGACCTTTATCCAGGTATTTCACTACATCAACAAAATCACTCATACGCTAATATCCCATTCCAACCCTAGATACCCGACTTATCCCCCAGAACAGCTAACTCGGCAGCTTTCTCATCTAGCTCAGCTTGAGTTAAAGGATTTCCCTGAATCATTCCATCAACAGCAGCAACTAAGCCTGGAACAACTTTGCCCACAGCTTTACCGATAGCAATGAATGGAACTAATTGAGGGTCAAGGATACCAGCATAGTCAGCAGCAATACTGATATCAGTGACAACGTTGTTTAGAAGGTCTTTCAATTCAGCTTGTGTCATAAATTTATGGTTGATTGTTCTTAACGTAATTAACCAGCCATACGATATTGCTACCGTTAGCTAACGTAGAAGCTACTACAGCTTGAACTTCTGCCTTTGTAACTAAATTGGATTGATAGGCTAGAAGCCAACTATCAAGCACTCCAATAGAGGCAGCATATTCCAGACGCGCCTGCTTAATCTTAAGACGCATCTCTTCGAGTTTAGCTAGTGCATTAGTATCACCAGCATATGTATTAGTTGCCTGTATATAGTAGTTGGTCCATCCAACATATGCACCATATACTAGGTGTGTAGTAGTTATCTCTCCTCGTTGCGTGTTAGTCACGAAATTAGCGCATCCACAAAGGACTGCTAATGACAACATGGAAACAATAACAACTTTTGTTATTTCTTTTCTCATTTGTTTTTTGTTTAACGGTTCTTTACCAAAAGTTACGAATGATGAGATTTGTCATACCATATCCCAGATGAAATTCATATTGGGATACTTGAGCATTAGTAACATAGTTTACTCTAGCTCCTGTAGTTGTCCGGCACTCAGTAGGAACAGTTACAGTATGAGTTGAATTATCATGATTAGTGAACCATATTGTTGAGCATGGGTCATTAGTAGCAAAGCTTCCTGTATACGTAAATCCAGTTATGGTAATGTTCCCAGAGACAGAATCAATGGTAAATCCATAACTTTGATTAGTTGATAAGTCAACTGTGCCTGCGTTGGCCCATACATTTGTAGTTGGATGAAATGAGGGAAAGATTGCATTTCCATTACCTAGAACATTGGAAACTCCAGAAAGTCCAGGATATTCAGATAATACAAATGGAATGTTAGTCCTAATAACAATCATTGTCCTGTTGGTAGTCCACAGGGCATTTGTGTTAGTAGACTGTGCTCTAGCCAGATTAAGGCTTAGAAGCAGTGGAATCAGTATCAGTGGTAGATTTTTCATCTTTAGTAAATGTTCGAGTATCAGAACCAAATTTCTCTTTGAACCATCTCTCTATTCTGTAGAGAAAATAGTAATGTGCTCCCCAAGCTAGGGCAGCAATAACTAGACCTACAAGTAAATTACGTCCAACCCAAACTCTGGCAGACATTGTTGTAGACCTTGCATCAGCGATAAACATCATGAAGAGTGGCCCCCAAAGTAGAATTACTAAGGGTATACTATCATTCGGAAACCTCTTGATAAACTTGAGAAGGTATCCAAGTCCAATACAAGAGAAGAATACAAGTGCACCAGCATTTAATCCTTCAAGTTTATTGAGAATTGATAGTATATTTTCTAGCCAATCGAAGCTCATTGATGGTGATTACCCTTCTCCATAGCTAACTCTATGGCAATTATTCGTGAACGAAGCAGATTCATTTCTGCCTTGATTGTTAGCATGTCTGTATCGTATTCTTTACGACTAATCATGTTAGCTTTGATTTCGATTACTGTGTCGTAAGTATACTCTGCTTTCATTACGGTCTTTTGACCAAAGAACCCCACCATTCCCATCAGACTGATGATAAATATGGTATTGATGTTCATTTTGCGACTTGGAGTCATAGTTTACAGCATTAAGGTTCATTTGTCTTGTAATGATGGGTTCAGTGACAAATCTTACTGAGGTATAGATGGTCGCACAGCAGGTTCTTGGAGTGCTCTACCGATTCTGAGTTTAAAGTATTGTTCATCCATTCCTGGCATAAGAGCATAATACATATTAGTATCAAGAAATGTTCCATTAGGAGTAGGAGATGATTGAACAGTAAGAACTACAACAGGTTTCATTGTAGGCGGAGGAGGTCCAGCAGGAGCATTATAGTTCACTTCATTACTGAATGGACTCTCTAATCCATTGTTATCTTGAGCAGTAACAGCAAAGTAGAATGAAACTCCTCTGGTTGGTAGAAGGAAAGTATAGTTGGTTACATTACCACATGCAATTCTGTTGGTATATTGAAGTGACCCTACACCAACATATATATTATAGTTGGTTAGATTTGGCCTATTAACTGGATACCATCCCAGTGTTACATTTGCTGGTGGGTTAGTGTTAGGATAAAGGAACAATGTTTGTGCCCCTAACGAAGGAAGCACGACAGCGAAGAATGCTATACAAGCGAGTGTTTTGGTTAGTTTTGATTTCATTGAATTATTCTGGCGTTTGTTGGTGAAGGTATAGGATTTGTCCAAACTGCTATTGGTGTATTGGTATCTCCATCCATATACCATTCGATTCTAACTGGAGGATTAAAACCGCTCACAAGAGCAGTTAAATCTACTATATTACTGATAACCGTCCCATCAGGAGGATAGAGTATAGAGACTGTTAATGGTGGATTAGAACCAATCACCATTATTAAACTGATACAAGTAAGAAAGAAAATTGTCTTAGATTCTTTTCTTATGTTAGAGCGTATGGTAGAGAAAGCTTTCATTAAGGTATACCTCCGTAGGTATTAGTTGAGTAACGATGAACTGCTGCAATATCAGAAGCAGTAAATGTTACACCAGTATAACCTAAAATCTCGAAAATGTATCCGCTGTAATATTGAGAACTACCTGAGTAGGCACCCATAAACTGAGTTGTGAAGGTCCCAGGATTTCCACCAGTCGCGCTCAACACTCCATTAGTGTAGAATTTATTATCAGCATTAAAGATAATATCATTTGTGCCGAACGTTATCGCGCTACTTATTGTAGTTCCAGAGCCACCACCATTTACTTCTCGCCATGTTGTATTTGCGTAGTTAAGTTCAAATCCTATGCCAAACGCGGCACCAAACAGCAAACCAAAGGTTCCAGCAGGAGCACGATTAATAGGTCCCTGAATAGCAACTAGAACTATCCCATTAGACCAATCAATAGTAGATGGGCCATTACTAGCTTGTAGGAAGTTATTTGTTCCAGCAAAGTAAACTCCATTAGGTGTCCATGTAGGAGCTAATGGAGTAGAAGCAGCATAATTAGTCCAGTTTCGGTGAACTACTTGGTCCTGCCAGTTAGTGACATATCCATTTGCATTGGTATTCACTCCAAGATTATAAACCCATCGAAATAGAAGATTACCACTATTAGGTAACGCAGGAGGAATAGAGCCTTGTGCCATGAATGCTTGGTCATTCATAGTTAAAGGTTGTGCTATTGTGCTAGCACAGCAAAACAGGAAAGCTGGAAGTAGTCTAGTCATTATGAACTTACTCCCCATTTAGCAAGAATATATGCTTTCTGTTGTGTTACCTCTGATGCAGATAGAACTTTACCCCAGATATATATTCCAGCAATTCTACCTTTAAATCCACCAAATCCGCTAGATGGCCCAGGGGGAGATTGACTATATCCACCAAGTAAAGAGCAGCTACCTCCATAATCAATATTCTGACTTGTTGTGCTAAATGTATAGGTGCTACTCGTAAAGAAATTCTCTGTATTAATCCAGGCATTACAAGCTGTTCCATCTGCCTTAGTTTGAACCCTAAAAACACACCAGTTAGATACAGCAGTGCTAGGATTGCCCATATTGAATCTTGCAGCACACCCCATTCCATTATAAACATTACCATCTTGAAATGGTGTATGCCATTCACCAAATGGTCCATTATTCTTATGAATCACCAAAGCAACTCCATTATTAGCACAAGGAGTAACATAGCTATTAAATCCAAGACTTGCACCATCAGGAGGGTCAAGGTCCTGTTTAAATACAAGCATAAATTCTACACCAGTAGGATAGTCAGTAGAACCTCCACTAGTTAATACACCATTACCAAGATGCCCATTACCTAGTGCACACTTTCCATTGAAGTAAACTACTGCATGACCATTAAGTAGATTTGTTTTATCAACAACTGGTATATCTCCACCAAATCCAGAATCCCAGAGATAGGCATTATCATTACTTAGTGCAGGCCATGCTCCAGTTGAGTCCCCATTATTGTAGCTGTCAAATGAAGATGATTCCCAAGCTGCAACTAACGAAGATGTAACTAGGGTAGCAGCATTAGCCCCTTGTGACATGAAGGGATGGTCATTAAAGCTACCAAACTGAGCTTGTGCTTTAAGCCCTAACAGTAAGATACTAGATATAAGTAGTTTTCTCACGGTTGAACTGCTGTAACTAGATTAGAAGATGACATTCCTCTAGTTTGTCCTGAAATAATACCAACTTTTCCTGCACTTACATATATCTTATTAGTTGTATTAGGTCCAATAAGATGCCAAGGAAGAGTTGAAAGGTCACAGAAATGTGTTGCTGAATCTGAATTACTGAATTCAATAACTGACCAATTAATCAGATTGTTAGAGAGTCCTGCAATAGCAGTAATAGCAAAATCGTTATTGGTAGTGATGAATTGGTAAGGCTTAGAGAAATTCCAAGTTGACCCTGCTGCTAGAGGAAAAGCATTAGTTGTAAATTGAAGCTGATTGGTTACAGTTATATTGTTGAATGTTGCTTTGCCGGAAACAGAGATATTCTGATTAATAGTTACATTCGTGTTTACAGTAAGACTATCATATATAGTTACGTTGGAAACACTGAATAAATTGAAAGTATTGTTGGTAAAGACTTGATTAAGAGTTGATGAAGAAATTATTGGTGTAACAGTAGGTCCAACATATACAGGAGTAAATGCTCCCAAACATGCAACAATGCAAATACCTAATCCAAAGCCTGTAAAAATCTGTTTCATAAGTTTAAAGAGGGTGCTGCTACACCCACACGCTAATTAAGATATAGCAGCACCCATAGGAATCATTCCAGTCGGACTAAGGACCGCCAGAACGATAATTCACTACAACTGCAACGTTTGTTCCGATACAGCGAACAGCTATACCGTTAGCGAACAATGCATCAGTATTGTATACAGCATACGTTCCACCCGCTACAACTGCTCCAATCATCACAGGAAGAACGTTAGTGTTAGCTGCAACAGCGTTGTTGAGGGTCCATACTCCAGCATTAGTATACCAGTTGGTGTAACCATTATAGCCAACATAAGAGTAAACGTAATTTGTGGAATACGTTGACCGATTGGTATATGCAGAGTTGACGTAGTTTGTTCCGTAGTATGGTGCAGCTAATGAGGAGCTATCATAGAACTCCAACTGTGCATTTGCAGCAGCAGTAATCTCAACAGAGTAGACGGAAGCTCTGTTGGTAGACATTAGGTATACACCATTTGTCGGAAGGTTTGTTGACAACACAGCAGCTTGAGTTGCTACACAAGCCAGCAGAAGTGCTGCCACCGTTGATAAACGAGAGAAGAATTTCATAATCAGTTTAATTCCTTTCAGTGTTTCCTGAAGTTAATTATTGACCCCTCTTCCGTTTGAAGTAGATGGGAATACCATAGCGAGGTTGCTTCGCAAGGTTGCCATAGGTGCATTGCGAGATGAACTTCAGATATTCACCATACTGGTTAGTTTCCCAGAATAGATTACCTGCATCATCATAGCAAGGGATAAGGAAGTTCTTAGTGATTTCTACTTCACCATTCCAGAACATCTTACCGAAACCTTTAGGCATCCCATTTCCTGCAAATGCGGCAGGAGGAGGACCAACTTGAATCTGCTCATAACCTTCAGCACCCATAAAGAATGCCATTTCGTAAGGAGAACCATTGGCAGCATCCAATAAGGTATAGAGAGGATTAGGAATAGATTCGCCAGCATTGTAAGCTGCTGGATTGAGTTCCCTTACTTCAGGAGCAGGGAAAGTTCCATCGGCTCGCATCCTTAAGGGTTTATCCTCAAGAATACAAGTTAGGCGGCCAAACAATGAACCCTTGAATCGTCCATTAACTACATCAAGAGCGCAATTCTTGTTAGCTAATAGCCAGGGGTCAAATGTGAACTGGTTGAATGCTTCACCAGAGGTAACAACAACATACTTATCAGACATGCCATCTTCACCTTTAGGAAGTCCGCTTCCTGAAAATGGAGGAATACGCTGATCAGTTTCAGCAGCCGTCAGAAGTTTGTTCAGGGATTCAAATGAAAGATATCCCCGACCACCAATGTTAGCTACAGTTGCTTGATTGAATGCTGTAGTCTTACCGTCTGTTCCAGCAGAATTACCAACACCTATTGGAGCAGCTTGAAGTTCGTTGTTCTGATTGTTTGTGGCATCAGTAACCCAAACAAACGGTGAGCGATGGAATATACGTCCACGAGTGAAGATATCCTCAAATCGTTCCATCTTCTCCATAATATCCTTACCACATGCATCAACATGGTCAGTAAGGAAGTCACGAAATGAGGGAACAAAGTTAAGAACATTTGATTCAAACCTGTGACGGTAAACCAGTTCATCAACTTTACGTTCGCGAACATCCATCACATCTTTCTTTGGTGCCGCTGAAATTTCAGCAGGGAAAGCAAACTGACGAATGTGCGGTGAAGGTTCCTTTGTAACACTTCTCATGGTAGGACCCATATTAGGTGTCCATTTCTTCTTACCAAGAAAACGTGCCCAAGTAACCCATGTCTTACGACGGTCAACTTGCATCTTAGCTAGATAGAAATCTAACCTATTATACAAGTTTACGTCTTGTTCAGTCCAGCCTGAGCAAATATTCGCATCTACGGCCGGAATTTGTGCTAATGGCATAAGTTTTGTAACAAAACAGTTATAAGGTAGAATTAACGATACCTCAGCGTTTGTTCTAGGCCCAGAAGAACTAAAAAAGAAGCCTGTAACCGTGCCCTAACGGTCGTAGAAGCAGGTTACAGGTAGCAGGTTTCGTGCCAAGTTATCTCAAGGTTGAGATAGCTCAGTTCTCGGTAATGAGATATGCTTATTATGAAGTAAATGTCTAAGAACTTTACCAGTAGTTCTGGTATCGTATAGAGCATCATGCGCATCTGTCATCTTTAATCCAAGAAGTATCTCAGCAGCTTCCTCTAATTTAGGCCATTTAGGTCTATTAGAGCCTTGCTGCTTAAGACCACATATCTTAGTGGATGCTAGCATAGTGCAGATTCCCGAAGTGCCGTTCTCAATGTTGTATAATGGCCTACCTGTTATCATCACCTCTGTAGCAAGCAGATATGAATCAAACTTAAGTCCGTGAGCTACAACATAATCTGCAAGTTTTGAGAATTCATCGAAGATAGTTAGAGCAGATTCTATAGGTATACCATACTTCTGACACTTCTCTAATGATATACCATGCCTCGACTCAGCATTAGGAGACATGTTAACTCCTGGTGGAAGTTTAATTAAGGAGCAAAATGCAGCAACTTCATCAAACTCTGGGGTTAGAAGAGTGCAAGCTAATTGCACAATTCTAGCTTTAGACATTCCCGGATTAGGTGCTCCCCAATCAGGTAAGTCTGTAGTTTCCGTATCAAATACAAGAAACATGGCTACTCACTCTCCTTAACTCTATTGAAGTCATCCATTGATACTTCATTTCCCTTCCCCTTCTCTCCACCACCAGTATCAGCACCAACATCTGCTACTGTAGGTCCTGCTCTACGTTGCTGTTTAACTACAGAAGCAGGTTTACCGTTAGGTGCAGTTGTAGTTTGAGTTCCCTGTTGTTGAATCACTCCACCAACTTTACCTGAATTCTGCGTGATGAGAGTTGCAAGATGAACATTAGTTGCAATAGATTTTGCCAGAGTTTTTGCAAGCGGATGATTCTTGAATTCAGGAGGAAACTCATCCATAATTGACTTGAGTTGTGGAGTAAACTGTTTACCTTGCTCAGTATCAAAGTGTGCAAATGCTTTGGATTCATAATTGTTAAGCCATCCAAGAGCATTTGTATGTCTACCTTTAAAGGTTTCCTTGATTGCTTCAGCTTTACCAGCAACCTTGAATACTTGCTGTTGAGCATTATTAACAATCTGAAGAATGTTCATTTCAGCATCCTTATCAGCAGGTTGTTTACCTGTGATTGCTAATTGTCCATGCTGATTGTAGCCAAGAACATTAAATTCGGTAGCACCATCCCGAACTTTCTTATATTGGTCTTGCCAATGTGCAAGAATAGCTTGAGCTTGACTTGTTAAGTTTTCAGCTTGTTGATATTCAGGGTCAAGAACGAATCCGTAGGGATTATCATAATAGGAATCAGGTATCGCACCTTTGCGAAGTCTTTCAAGTTCTTGTTCCTGCGCAGCAGTTTTCTCTTTTAAGGTTTTATGTTCGAGAACAATAGGTTTAACCTTATCGAATGCAGCACGACTCATATCCTTCTGAAAATGAGGCACTAATTCTTCAGGTAATCCTGTAAGGTCCCTTGATTTAAGGTCTTGCTCTACCTTCTGTTTGAGCGTCGCTTTAGTAACTTGCTGAGTTTTATCTTGAGTTTCGGCGGGCTTTTGAACTTCACCTTCAGGAGTTTCTTTAGCCTTCTGTTTCTGTATTTCATCTGTTGGTTCCCCTGTATCCTTTATCTTAAGGAATTCAGTGAAATCAGTAACCTTCTCTTGTTCTACAGCGGGAGTTTCCTCTGTAACGGGAGACTGTTCATCAGTAGGTGTTGGTGGTGTTTGTTCATCAACTTGAGTTTCATTTTCAGATTCATCTACAGTTGGCGCATCTGCCATTGTAGCAGGTTTAGGAGCTACTCGTGGTGCATGAGTGGGTGCAGCCATCTGAGTAATAATTCCTCCATCAGGAGAAATCTCCATTCCTTCGTCTGTTTTAGGTTGATGACTAGCGCGTGTTGGTGTTTCGGCCATAATGATGTATTAGGTTACGGAGTTCACTTGCTTTGTTTAATAGTTGAATTATTCTCCACGGATTTTGATGTGAAGAGAATGATGTAGCTAACTTCATAGCTTCATTTATGGATTCCTCAACTTGAGAACCCAAATCTTTTAAAAGTGCAGATGTAACTGGCGATTGTAACCAGTTAATTCTTTCCTGTGCTGAAGCCGCATCTTCTGCCGGCGAGACGTTATTTGTTGGCTTAGCCTCTAACTCAGGGAGATTCAATTTTTCCCTATCTTGCGGAGTTAGAGATATTGCGTCGGAGTATATCTTACCGAATTTCATAGCGTGTGATGTTTATTGTTGAGGAACTGGCTGACTTTGCTGCTGTTGAGGAGAACTTCCAGGAGAAGGAACACCAGATAATTGTCCAGCTTGCATAATCATCTGCTGTAACTGTTGCTTCTCATCTGGATTGATTGTCTGAAGAATGTCTGGATGCTGTTGAAGTATTGCACCAGTGATGTGAGCTAATCCACCAAGCAATCCTTTCATCTGCTGTATCTGGTCCATCTGCCCAAGTATCTCAGCATATTGTTCACCAGTATCAGGATACTCAAGTTTCATTAAATCCTGAAGGAATCTGGTAGCAAGAGGAGTATTTTGAATTACAGGCCAATCTTGCTTCATCTGCTGAATCTTCTCAGCACGTTGAACAACATCAACATCTCCTGCCGCTCTTAGTTCCCAAGTTTGAGATATAGTGTCTATATCATTAACAAACTGAGGATTATCCTGACCAGGAGGCATCTGAGGATTGAACTGAGGATTAGGAATCAATAGAAACTTAATCTCTCCCTGCAAAGCTTGACTTTGCACAATAAGCCAAGCAAAAGAGTAAACTTCTCGAATATGTGTGCTATACAGAGTTAGCTGAACACTATTCAATATCTGTTGTTGACTCTGTGCAGCAGATATTTCTGTAGCTGTTTTGCGGGAATCTTGACGATTCATTGTCGCAAAGTTGACTTGATTGGTTTCCTCCGAATTGGCGGAATCCATGTATTCAAGTGCTTTGATAGTTTCAGGTGGAGGATAAGGAGGACTCCAGAACTGGATAGGTTTAGACATATACCTACCACCACGAATAACTAAATCCTCATACTCCTTTAGAGATGAACCTGTTCCATCCTCTTGAGCAGGACTAGCATAAATATTTGAAGAACGAGTAAGACCATTAATGTAGCCAGAAAGAATGGCCGTTTGAGATTCTTGTTTGGGTTCATCATAGAAACATCTTCCCTTCTTATCTACCTCTTTAGGCTCCTCAGATTCACGATATGGAAGTAGAAATAGAGGATACTCAAGTAGAGGTGACTCTTCCCATTGCTCCTGCATTTGAGTAATAGGTGGCTGAGGTATCATTGCAATACCAGCAGGAGTTTGCATTGGCATATCAGGTTGAGGAACCTGCACAGGCACCTGAACTTTATGTTTGATACCAACATAATGTTTCTCAGGCTGCTTAAGCCAGTCATCTACTTGGTCTGTAGTTGCAAACCATGAAACATATACTATACCCTCTTTCTTAAAGAATAGTTTATAGATACGAACAGTTTCATTCTCTTTCTGTGTATCTTTTCTGGAAGCAAGAAGTTTATTAACTTGTGCCTCATCAAATCCGAAATTTCTAACCCACTCACGAAGTTTGGTAATAGTTACATCATATGCACGAATGATTCGCGGCGCATCTCTTAAATTCTCGACTGTTCTGCCCCAAAACAGTTTATCATGTGCGACATACTCTAACCCAACATTTAAGGGTTTGGAAGAATCGAACACAACTTCAAGAGCAGCCCATCCATGTGCAGCAGAACCATCAATCTCTTTGAAGTGTGACTTCTCCCATGCAGTGTAAGTCATTCCTCTAGCAAAATCTGATTCAATTGCTTGAGGATCTTTCCCTGGAACAGTTAAACAAAAGAATGTTGCTATCCTTCTTGAATTCTTAAGATAGTTGACATAAGCTGGAAGTTCCCTCTGTATATTAGTGTCAATAGTCCTTACAGGAACAATGGTTTCATCCTCATCCAAATCACCCTTCTGACGCAAACCTTCAACATCTAACTCAACTTTCCTTGTTTTGCGGCGCACTTCTGTATCTTCGACTTCTGTATTCCAATCATCGATGATACGCTTAAGATGCACATATGCTTCAGACCAAGCATAAAGCTTCTCTTGTTCTGTATCAGAACCTGGAGGTGGCTCAGGTTTACCTGTTAGGGAATTTGGTAAATCCTGTAATCCAGCAGAAGTATTAATACTTCCAGGCTGTTGATGTTCACCTGGCCCGATATATTCTGGGTTCATTTAGAGTTTTGCTTTGCGTGATGGTTTAACTGAGGAAAGACTAGGTTGCATCGATGGTGTAGCAAGTGGATGATAATTGGGATGACCTGCATGTCGAAGTTCCTTCTGTATTGTGGAGTCGAACTTCTTCTTACTCATTAGGTTGAATTTCTTCATATTTACGATGCTTAATTTCTTGTGGTGAGTTACCAACTACAGGTATACTACAACCTGTTACGAATATCATTGTAAGCATACCACATACCATTACGATACGCACCATTGATATCATCTCCCGCTGCTGCCCATTCATGAGACGACTTATCAGCAAGGTAAGCTTGCTCATTGACATAATCAATAAGTTCCTGCTTCTCCTTCTTCGTTGTCGTCGTCAACATCTTCTTTCTTTTTGTTCTCGAAATCTTCGATAGTGACATTATTTTCAGCCACCTCTCGAAGTTTGTTGGCTTTCGCATGGAAGTAATCTCCTAAGTCACGAAGTTGTGATATGGTTAACTCATCATGAATCTTCTCACAGTAATCTTGAACTTCTTTTGGAAGTCTATCAATGGAGCCGTATTCAGATGGGAATGATGTTGGTGCAGATTCAAGTGTAGCATTCATAATTTTGGTATTTTGATTTCTATATGTTTACAAGGAGATTCAGTAACATTTGTTCCTTCTCCACCACTAAACAGTCTTTTAGCTGTGTCAGTGCATTCACATTCAAATTTGTGCCATAAGTCACCAGTCAATTCTTGAATAAACATTGGAGGACTTTCAAATCTAATTCTTTTGAATGGTGGTTGTGCTGTTAATGCTTCAGCAATAAACTTAACTTTATCTCCAAAGTAATTAGGAATGTATGAATTATCGTCTAGTTTAAGAAAGATATCCCTTGTTGCAAATGATTTAAGCGTGATTTCCATAAGCGTGTGTTTGATTAATTGTTATTCATGGCAACAGAAATAGACCCTCTAACTCTACCTTTACTACCTGTCTTTTCTTTCATATTGTCATAGTTTGAGTATGTTACTGAGTTCTCAAAGTGTTCATATGCAGCTTGCATAGTATCGAACTTCTCTTTCTGTCTATCATCTTTCTTCTCGGGTCTATCAAGAGAAAGGAAGTCATCTAGTGTAAGTCCAGTGTATGCTAGTATAAGTCCGTCTGCTCTGTCTGGGGAAGGTCGTCCTTCTGCTTTAGCTTCTTTCTTCGATTCAAGAAATAATCTTCCGCTTGTATTCGTTTTCTTATAATGGCGAGTATAAAGTTGTTCGCGGCACAAAGGAGAAATAGTTGTAACATCAAAAAAACGCTCTTCGAGAATTCTAGAGAAACGATACCAATTCTCGGCTCCTTTATTACCATATAGCTTTTTAGAGACAGCAGGAGATTGATTAAGCACACGATTGATATTCCAACCCATATGCACGAGTTTATCAATAATAGCGCGTCCAACACCTCCATCATCCGCATAAATATACTTGTGGATTTTCGCGATTCCATATGTTTTAAGCTCCTTATCGATACGTAAAGCTGTAACTTCAGTATCTACTTCTCGAAATGCTATTTCTTTCTTGCACTTGTTACCATTACAGAATAGAATTGTATTTTCATCACCGCCAGCAGCTAAGTCTATTCCAACTCTATCTTCCGGCAAAGCAGTATGTTCTTGAGGGTTGTTCTTAAAGAGTGCAAGTAAATCATCAATAAGTTTCTGAGGAATAACAGTTTCACCCGAAAGGGAAGTGAAGAGTGCAAGATAGATAGACCTGAATAGAGCAGAATTTTCACCCAAATCAATCTTGGCCTGCTCAATTTCATCTTTGGAAATATGAGGACAATCATAAGATGTAACTCTTCTAGTGTTCTTCCAGTTAGTATAAGCTTTATAGAAATCTCCAGCAGGTTCACCTGCACTAGATATCTCAAACCAGTAGTTGTATCCAGTGCATCTCCTAAGTGCTCCATGAATCTCAGGAACTACAGATTTAGCTTCGTTGACTATAATAGTCATCTCAGCATTAGGTTCTAGAGGATGATATCCTTCAGCTTTACCTGCTTCATCAGTAGCAAACAAACGAATCTCAGAACCCGATAGCATACATTTGATATATCGCTGTCTAATTCTGAATATCTCACAACCATGAAAATCATTAACCTTCCTGCATAAAGATGCAATGTAGTTCTCAGTTTGACCTGTAAGCTGAACCCCCGAAGCAGAAGTTATGATACATCTAGACTTAATCTTTGATGCACAGAACCACGCTGCCCATCCTGCAATGATGAATGCATCTTTACCAGAACCATTGCATGTTAGTAAACAGAATCTATATGGATGCTGAGATGTAGACTTTGCCCCCGCAGCAGATTCATGAAACTCTGTTTGCCATTTGTGAAGGGTTACTGTTCCATTTGCTATTGACTTATCGTAGAACGCAAGAAATAGCGCCGGGTCGGGAAACTCTAGAACTTGATATTCTCCTTTAAGTGGGCCATCGCTATCTATGTAATCACCTGGATATTGTTTCTCTGGAGAAGGTGTCTGCCCTATAGACGATTCTACGGTAATAGCCTCCTTTGCTAAGTCACGCATTAGACCATTGTTCGGAGCCTCTCCAGAGAAATTAGAAATTAAAAGTTCACTCATGGCTCACCCCATCTAGACAAGATAGGCGAATGTATTCAGATGGCGTGGCATACTCAGTAACAACAATCGCGGTTCCAGAACTAACAAGTCTGACACATTGGCCATGAGTAAATTCATTTACCATTAACAAGCTCCTTCACTTCAGCAGGAATCTCTATTACCTGCTCTTTAGAACGTTGCTTGGCTGCTATAGCTTTACGCATTTGCTCGTTAAATGATATGACGTTAATGTTAAGACCGCTTAGCTGCTTACCGATATCAAGTCTACCTCGGCGGTCATTTCTAAGAAACATTGCTGCACGAAGCTGAGTTCTTTCATCAGCATCAGTATAGCCTCTGGCGATATTCGATATAACATCGACTACAGCCTGTTCTTGTTCATCAGTGAACCCTATCTCTTTAGGTGCTTTACCAGCAGCTTGTCTAAAGAGTGTAGAGAACTGCATTAGAATGGCCTTAACTGAGGTCAATTCTAACTCTTGGTCATCCGCAATTTCTTCCGGTGACATACCTAGTTCTTCATAGGCAGTTATGATTTGTTGGTCAGCTCCGCTCATACCGTTGATACATCTACTAATGTTCTACTGTAGAATCGGTCTCTTCTGTAATGGTAGCTGCACCTTAAACCATGTGCTGGTTTTCCACAATCAATGCAATAGCATTTCTTCTTGAGTCTCTGCCTAACCTGACTAAGTAATCGAAGCAATTCCTCATTTCCACTTTGGTTCGCAAGGATGAGTTGCTCTTTAACTGCTGATAGAGTTGGATAGAGTCTGAGTAACCTTCTGATTTTCCGAATATCAGATATTTTTAAAGGCTCCGTTATTCTTGAGCCAAAGTATAAGTTCAGCATCTTTAAGATCCCAGGGAACCAGATTCTTTGTGGCTAGAGGTATAACGTTTGTATAGAACTCTCGCCAAATAACCTCAATGGGTAGATTGAAGTATTTAAGACCGATTCTTACGATTCGATGTAGTCTGAGGTAACACATAATTTTCCTCCACTTTTTGTTTTGCTTTCCGTATTTCAGATAGCATCTCTTCGGATATAACCATCCCAGGAGAACGTTTAGTTACTATCCTCCCCTCCCCACTAATATCCAGATATTTAGATGCATTTCTCAACCATGCAATAGATAGCAAGAGTCATGCCAAGGTTCTCAGAGTTGCAATACAGTATAAGTAAGAAGTCATGCCCACCTAAAGCAAGGTTGAGATACAGTGCATCTCAAGGATGAGAGTTATATTAGAAATATTTGAGTTAGGGACAATTATAGAGAAAATTCTACGAGTAAGTCAGGGGCCCCATGTCAACTAATTTCGGGGTGCCTACTGGCTTAATTTGCTCAGACTGGACCATACCAATGCTCAATAATCGCCACTAACTTAGTGATGACTACAACATATAGTGTTACATAGAACTAAACGATACCACTAATAGTTGGCATAGGACTAGCTATATGTGACTTGCAGTTGATGAGCATTCTGCCTTGTCCTGCGTGGGCACTTTCGCCCTAGATAGTAGATTTATTGTGTTCACAGAACACTCACCGCTAAGTCCGGGTAGGGCGGTATATAAAACAAGGTCATAGGGTAACAGTAAATCCGCTGGCTCATTAGTCAAGCAGGGAATGAAACGATATACCTGAAAGTGAGGCAACACCATCACAAAGTATGCTAGACTGTTAGCATAGTCCCTAGCTTGGGCAAAGCAACGCTACCAGACATAGATAGTATCCTTCTAAAACTGGTCTCAAATCCAAGCTACGCTCGGTAGATTAATAAAGATATCTACTCGGCAGCATAGGCTTCTATGATACTAGAGTAACACCTATGTTGCCCAAGCTGGGGATTGTGTGATTCCTAGCAAGCTAGCTAGAAACCAAATAACAGTTAAATCATATATGAGCAAAGCATTAACTCAAAACGCTACAGAGTTGGCTCCTTCTCTACATGGAGAAGAAGACTATGACTTCAATGCAAGCGTCAAACGCCAAGCTACTAAAACAGCTAAAGGCACTACACGCGAAAGATTGACGTTAAATCGCAACAAGCTTATTTCCCATGTGTGCGGCGAATTCAGAATGAACTTCGCTAGCATCTATGGCAAGTCTGAGAAGCTTCCTCGCGATATCTTCGACAAGGTGGAGATTGCGGTAGACAACTACCTAACAGAGCAACTCAAACAGGTCAACAGCCTGAATGTTATTAGCTCGCGACGTGCCTTCTATCACGTTGCAAGACAGGTTGAGATTGTTGAGCGCGTGACCATCATCGGTGAGAACAAGCTTGTCCTGCAAGAGCAGCTACTTGGAGTTGACTTGATGATTAACGCAGCTGAAAAGCGATTGCGGGATTTGTATGCCAAGAACACTCCCAACTTCGACCGGGAGAAATCAGTTCAAGCGCAAATCATGCAGCTTAATCTTACCAAGCAGTATATACTGGGTGAGATTGGCCAGCAGGAGAAACTTAAGAAAGAAGCTTCTGCAACACAGACTTCCGCCAGTTAGAAGGATACGAGTTAGGGCTGTGCTAACAGTCTAGCATATTGAATGCTATGAGCATATCTGCTATAATCGAAACAGACTCTTTAGCCTAAAGTAGATTATCTATTAATTGCAGAGCCATCGCAGCCTATGAAATACTTAGGTGATGGGTAGGTAAAGTTAGCGTGCAATACGTCAACTGTAATCTATTTTTACACAATATGCGACTTGGTGTGTCTAGCAATTTCCACTTCATAGAAACCGATTATAGATAAGCAGGCTTATGGTATTCACGTTAAAATGGAAATCTCCATACTCTAATATATACTTGCGTTAAATCAGAAAAACTCAGCTATTGCCTAAAGTTCCTGAATACAACAAACAGCGAGTCTGCTGCAAAAGGTTCAGTTATGAGTTATCCGAAGTGGAAAGCATTTTTGCGGAAAACTTCAAAATAACAAAGGGAGCCAGAGTTCACGATATGTTGTATATTAGAGTTCTCTTAACGTATGGCACGCTTTATGCCTAAAGTGATATAAACCAGTATACGTGTCGTTATATATATAACCTTATATAACATAGGGCCTTCTTAAAATGTTTGAAATGAAAAAAAGTTGTTTTTGTGGCCTCACGAGAGTTATATAAGGTTATATATAAAGAGATAGTAGAGGGTGGAGGGGATTATATACCAGTATACCTATAACGACCGTTATATCTCATTATATATCTTTCCATTAAGGTCTACATTCATTTCTAGTATAATCTAATTTCAACATCACACAAACCTAATTTCTCATTCTTGCGAACTCAAACATTCTCATTCTTGCGATGCTTAAAAATTATTAATCTAGAAAGGTTGGCACAAATTATGCTACCTAGCATCAGTCAAAGTTCTACAAAAACATGCTATATAGTTATATCCTGGTTAGCTTCAAATCGCACCCTTGCGAGATGCCTTACGTGACCTTTAACATGACTTACCAGTATACTCACTTGCATATTTTGATATAACTTGTGACATAAACGTTATACTATAGTTATATTATGCCACACATTGAAATCACTAAAACACTCCTTATAACTCCCGTTCGATATAAAATCAAGAAGTTCTCTGATTATAAACCAGGACTTGCAATCTTCATCATTAATAAAACGGAAGATAACTGCATTGATTACTGGAAAACGCCATACATCATAATTCCCCTCTCTACGGATTTTGAAGAATTAGATTCCCTATTTACAACACACAAATTAGGAGCAATATACTATCCTAACGATATATATTCCATCCAAATAGAAGATGAAAGAATGTCTCCACGGTTCTCTATTGATATAACTGAAATGATGAATATCGCCAAATCTAATGAGCACTGAACGATTAGAAAGATATATCAA